ATTCCCACAGAACCGTGTATGGGGCTTCCAGAGAGACATCACTGTAAACCGTGAGTACAAGCCAAAGAAGGATACAATTGAGTACACAGTATTTGTACGCTTTGGTATTCAATGGGAAGAACTAGATGCCGTCGCATATGTTGACGCAGATAGCGCAGATTCCTAAAAATAATCAATAAACATTAGGGGGACGGCATAAAAAACCGTCCCTCTTTTTGTTATTCTGGTATAATTACAAAAGGGTAGAGGAGAATTATGAATACTACAATGGAAGAATTATCAACAAAAAGTGTTTTAGCATTAAAAGCATATGCAAAGAAAAACAATATAGAGTTATTTGAAGCAAATACAAAACTTGAAATATTGGAAATTTTATCTAGCTGGTTTCCACCAGAACATAAAGAAGAGCGTGTAGAAGAAGTAAATAAGGCTGAAAATCTTACAAATAAAGTAGCACTATATTCACAAAGAAACATATATATGGATAATCTTGGTTCTCTAAAAGTGGGGTATAACATAGTTTCAAAGGAGGCATCGGAAAAGTGGCTTACTCATAGGATGGTTCGTATAGCACCACCTGAAGAGGTAGCAACTTATTACGGTAAAGCATAATGTCAGCAGTTCTTCGTTTACCCCCATACCCACTTTCTATTACATATACAGTTCCAGATGAAACTGCAGAGTATATACTTGTAATTGAAGATGTCGCAGAACAGTCAGAAATTGAAGAGTTTATTAGTGGAGAATCTGGTGGAGATTCATCAGCCACAGGTAAAATAACGTATGAGCTATCTGGAGATTTTATTAAATATGATAAATCATATGCGGTAACAGTTTATGAAGATATTGATGGAGAACGTGGAGATATAGTTCTTGAGGATAACTTACAAATTGAAAGACCATATATTGATCCAACCGCATTAGCACTCTCATTTAATGAAACATCTGCAACAGAAATTGCTAAATACAAGGAATACGAATCTCTTGCAAGAGCTATTATTGATACAGTAGTTGATGGATTTTATTACAGACGTAAATATATTGAAGTAGTTGGTCAAGAAACTGATTACATGCCGCTTTGGGACAGAACACATAAGATTTTAAAGGTTTATGAAAATGCAGAGCTTGTTTATGATATAGATGATCCAGATGGTCCAGCTTTAGGTGCAAATACATTTATTATTACAAAAGATAAAACTGCTATTACAAAAGATCCAGTAGCAGCAGTAGATTCTATTAATAGAGCAGAGAGACGACCAGCTAGATTACCTATTGCTTCTTCAGATTCATTTGCAATATTTGATACAGAAGATAGTGGAAATGTTCAAACAATTACTCCTGGAGTTGGCTTTCCAGAAGGAGTAGACTATATATTCTTAGTAGAAACTGGATATAAAGTAGTTCCAATTGATATACAAGATGCGACTAAACTTCTTATTGAAGATATTAAATGTGGCAAGCTTGATTATTACAAGAGATATGTAAAAAATTATAGTACTGATCAATTTAAAATTGAATATGATAAAAGAATGATTGATGGTACTGGTAATATTATTGTAGATAAGATATTAGCAAAATACGTTGATAACATTGTTCGCCCTGGAGTTTTATAATGAACAGTTGCGAAGCAACGGATTTTATGTATCCAATGAAAGCAGATATTTATTTTCCAATTCTTACTCAAGGTGATTATGGACAACCCAAAAAAGATTGGGTATACGATAGAACAATAGTTTGTAATGCAACTCCAGTTGGAGGAGCTGGTACTGAAGACATTAAGCCAGAAGCATTTTTACAATATGAAAATAGACTTATTGCAAGAACAAAAAATGATCCAAGAGTATCTTCACAAAGCTCAACTAATGCAGTAACTAACATATTAATAACAAATATTAGACAAGAAAATGATCAAGTAATCTATAAAGAAACTGCTGGTGCTAGAGCTGGACGTGGAACTATCTATGAAGTTGCTACAGTAGAACCATTTGTTGGTCCTTTTGGATCTGTTGAATATTATAAGATGCTTTGGCGAAGAACTGAAAACCAAACAGTTGGTGACTAATGATAGTAAATGCTAATACAGTGTCTTTTACAAAACAAATGAATAATATAATTAACTATTCTTTTGGTTTTTTAGAAGGCGTTAATCGTGGCAAAAAAATATTTTTAGATAATCTTGGAAAAGGATTAATTGCATCACTTTCACAATATATTGATGTACAAGCTAGAGCAAATCCACAAGCACTTCATCATGTATATGAATGGAATCAAACTGGAAGTCCAAGTGCTAGATTGTTTGATTTAAGATATACAGTTAGTAAGTTAGGACTTTCGGTTGGATCTACATTTAGGCAGTCACGTAGCGTAAGTCAAGATATGACAACTCCATTTTATGATAAAGCAAGAATTATGGAAAATGGAATTCCAGTTACTATTCGTCCAACAAAATCACAAGTTTTAAAGTTTAATGGACCAAATGGTGAAGTTTTTACTAGGAGACCAGTAAAAATTGAAAACCCTGGTGGCGATGAAGTATATAAAGGATTTGAATCTGTTTTTGATGAATTTATGATTAGATATTTTAAGCAGTCATTTTTAAAAGCATCTGGTTTATATAACTATATACAAAAGCCAACTTTATATAAGAAAAATCTTAAAGCTGGATCAAAAATGGGAAGAAGCAAAGGTATTGATACGGGATATAAATGGATTACTAATGCAACAATTGGGGTAGAATAGTACTATGCCGATATTAACAGATACAGGTTTTCCACCAACATTTATTAATGGATATATTCTGGGTGAGCTTGCATACTACGGCTTAATGGCGGAAAATGATTTAGTTAACCCAAGTCCAATGGTTCCAGCACAATTTCCAACCAATATTGAGGATTTATACAACGATAGTATTCAAATAAGACAAACAGAAAGCCCTATATTAATAGTATACGACAGACTTATGAGATTTAGACCAACCCCATTTTATCCACATAAGCGAGAACAATTAATATATTTTATTTATTCTACAGATGTAGGCAAGCTTATAGACACGGTTCGTGTTATATCTAATGCACTTGATCGTGAAGATTCGTCTGCCCAAGATGTTAACTCATGGGCAATAGCTAATCCTGTACTTAATTCTCAGGGAAATGCTATCCCATATAATATTTATTTTCATAATACTAGGGTCTATCAAGCTGATGAAAGTAGAGACGTAGCAGAGCTAGCCTCTGCAAGAACACTTTTTGTAAATAAACTAATTGTTGAATATGACTATCATATTAAAACTGAGGCAGATTCCAGATATACATAAATGGCAGTATAATTATGTTTGAGGAAACACGCCAAAACTTAATATATACATGAAAGAGGTGAATATAATATGCCATATAGCCGTGGTACGTCTAATAACATTATCGTCGGTGCAGCAGCGCTTTTCGTAGCAGATACAACTCTGACTCCAGGAACGCTTGAGGCCTTTGATGCAAGTGAATCTTTCAAAGATACACTTACAGCAGATGCAGCTTATACCAACGTAGGTTACACCATGAACGGTCTAGAATTGCAGTTCCAACCAGATTTCGGTGAAGTCCAGGTAGATCAGATTCTTGACGTTGCAAAACTATATAAGCAAGGTATGCAAGTAAATCTTGCTACCGCTTTTGCTGAAGCAACCCTAGAAAACTTGCTTTTGGCATTAGCATATTCTGATGCACAACTTACAGGAAACAAAGCAGCATCTACAGGTCAAACACTTAATTTGTCTGCAGGTGAGCTTGGAGAATGTCCAGTAGAACGAGGAATCGTTGCTGTTGGACCTGGAACTGGTGACTGTGATGCCTCTGATTCCGTTGAGCGTGTTTACACCGCATATCGTGCTCTATCAATTGAGAACGTAACTGTGTCCGCAAAGCGTGATGAAGCGTCAATGTTTGAAGTTTCTTTCCGTCTTCTTCCAGAAGATGCGTCAGGTTCCTATGGTAAGATCGTAGATCGTACTTGGGGACAGTCATAATCTAGTTTTAGATTAAACAAAAGCCCACTTCTAATGAGGTGGGTTTTTTGTTTTGTCTATGATAGAATAGATAAGTTATGGCTACAGCAGTCTATCAAAATAAAATAATTAATCTTATTGATGGTACAGAATTAGAAATTATGCCATTAAAAATAAAATATTTGCGTCAATTTATGGATGCATTTGAAAATGTAAAAAAATCTAAAAATGATGACGAAGCCATAGAAAATATTGTTGAGTGTGTAAGAATAGCAATGAAACAATATTATCCAGAAGTATCTGTACAAAAAAATGATATAGAAGATAGTTTTGATATGCCAACTATTTATAAGATTTTAGATGTGGCTGCAGGTATTAAAATAAATGATGCATCAGAAGAAGATGTATCTAGTCAAGCTAAAGATAGTGGGTCTACATGGTCAGAGCTTGATTTAGCAAAAATAGAAGCAGAGGTTTTTTTGCTTGGTATATGGAAAGACTATCAAGAACTAGAAGAGTCTTTGTCTATGCCAGAACTAATAACAACATTATCAAGCCGTAGAGAATTAGAATATGAAGAAAAAAAGTTTCTTGCTGCTATTCAGGGGGTAGATCTAGATAAGCAGTCCAATAGTAATCGTGGTCAAAAAGAATGGGAAGATTTAAAAGCAAGGGTATTTAGTAAAGGTGCTACAAATGATAGTAAAGATATTTTAGCACTACAGGGACAAAATGCAAAAAAGGCTGGATTTGGTATTGGCTTAGGCTTAGATTACGAAGATTTACGAAAATAAACAGTAAAAAAATAGCGCTATCGTGCTATAATTAACATAACCTATAGGAGGAAAATCAATGGCAACAACTACGCATGAAGAGACAACTCTCACGCTAATTGATGGCACAAAGGTTACAGTACGTCCTCTAAAAATCTCTCTACTTCGTCAATTTATGAAGAAGTTTGAGGGAGTGGGAGCAGTGGCGGATAATAACGAAAAGTCTATGGACATTCTAATGGAATGTGTGCAGATTGCAATGAAACAGTATAAGCCAGAACTCTCTGAAGACGTAAAAAAACTGGAGGAGATTGTAGATCTTCCAACAGTTTACAAGATCGTAGAAGCAGCATCAGGCATTAAGCTTGCAGAAGTTTCAGACGTTCTTGGTGTAGCAGTGGCTGAGTAATTTAAAGAGGTGTGAAACTAAATGGCTGATGTTAATGCTAATATTGACATTAATATTGATTCGTCTAATGCATTAGCACAGCTAAAATCGCTGCAGCGTCAGATATCTCAGTTTCACACCTCTATTGCAAAGTCAAGCGAAGCAGCAGCGCTTGCACAACGTGGACTACAGAAAAACCTTTTAAATAGTATAAATGCTATTGGCGCATTTACTGCAGAAATGCGTACAGTACGAACATCTGCTGAATCTTTTACTGACTCTTTAGAAAAAAATAAGTTTTCAATGCGGGAATACTTCCGCTATGCTGGTGCATCTACAAAAACATTTGGCAGATTATTTAAATCAGAATTTGACACAATTGGCAAGGTAGCCGAAGAACGTGTAAAGCGTTTACAAACTCAGTATATAAAGATGGGCCGTGATACTAACGGTGCTATGAGGGCAATTGCAGTAATGCCAACTGAGTTGAACATGAAGGACTATACAACTCAAGTCCAGATGGCAGCTCAAAAACAAGCTTTATTTAATCAACTAATGAGGCAGGGATCAACAAATCTCCTAAACTTTGGTAAGAATACACAGTGGGCTGGTCGTCAGCTTATGGTTGGTTTTACCTTGCCACTTATGGCTGTTGGAAGTGCTGCTACACGAACATTTATGGAAATGGAAGCACAAGCTTTAAGATTTAGAAAAGTATATGGAGATTTATTTACACCAAGAGAAGAAACACAGCAAGCTCTAGCAAATATTACAGAACTTGGAAGACAGTTTACAAGATATGGAGTTGCTGTATCAACTACTGTTGGTTTGGCAGCAGATGCTGCAGCAGCAGGCTTCCAAGGCTTAGATTTACAACGTCAAACAACTGAAGCAACACGTCTTTCTATTCTTGGTCAGGTAGATAGCCAAAAGGCACTAGAAACTACAATTTCATTACAAAATGCATTTAAGATGTCTTCACAAGATCTTGCTGGAGCAATTGACTTCTTAAACGCAGTTGAAAACCAAACTGTTGTTTCTCTTGATGATATTACTACTGCAATTCCAAAAGTTGCTCCTGTTATTCAACAACTTGGTGGAAACGTAAAAGATTTAGCATTCTTCCTTGGAGCTCTTAAAGAAGGTGGCGTAAATGCTTCTGAAGGTGCAAACGCACTTAAGTCAGGTTTAGGTGCATTAATTAACCCTACAGAAAAAGCAGCAGGAATGCTTGCTGATATGGGAATTAATATTAATCAAATTGTTGAAAGAAACCAAGGTAATCTTAGAGCAACAGTAATTGAATTTGCAAGAGCTTTAGATACACTTGATCCATTAAATCGTGCTCGTGCTATTGAGCAACTATTTGGTAAGTTCCAGTTTGCACGTTTGTCAACACTATTTGATAACGTTACAAATCAAGCTGGACAAGCTGGACGTATTCTTGAATTAGCTGGAACATCAATTGAAGACTTGGCAGCATTATCACAGCAAGAATTAGGAATGACTGCAGATTCTGCAATGAATAAATTCCGTAAGTCTGTTGAAGATCTTAAAATTTCATTAGTTCCAGTAGGAGAAACATTCTTAAAAGCAGTAACACCAATTATTGATTTTGTTGGAAATATTCTTGATAGATTTAATAATTTATCTGATGGAACAAAACGAGTTATTACATTATTAACTGTTGGCCTTGGTGCTGTTGGTCCAGTACTTCTTATGACATTTGGTTTGATTGCAAACGGTGTTGCTAATTTAATTAAACTATTCCTAACTTTACGTTCAGGATATCAAAGATTAACTGGTCAGTCTCAAGTACTAGGAGAACAAACACAGTATTTAACAAGTGAACAAATAGATGCTGCAGCAGCAGCACATTCACTTGATCAAACACATGCAAAGTTAACACAAACATTTACTGCTGAAGCATCAGCTATTAATAAATTAATTCAAGCATACAATTCAGCAGCAGGAGCAGCAAGAAACTTTGCTATGAATAATCCTGCAATGATGATGCCACCAAAAGGTCGTAAGAAGTTTGCAAGTGGCATTGTTTCAGTTCCTGGTCCAAAAGGTGCTGGAGATGTTATACCAGCAATGTTGTCTCCAGGAGAAGCAGTTGTTCCTGCAGACATGGCAGAAAAATATGCACCATTAATTAATGGAATGATTGCAGACAATATTCCTGGATTTAAACGAGGAGTAAGAGCTGGTAAATTTACTGCAGTAGATGTTCCTGGTGGCTATGATGTTGCACACTTTGGAATGAAGAGCTCAATGACTGGACAGCAACTAGTTGATATGGTTGCGGGATTAGATACGGCAGCAGCAAAATATATAAGAAATATGGTTGCTTCAATTGAAAATGGTTTACAGCAATCATTTACTACATTTGATAATAGTGTAATTGCACAATTTACAAATTTAAATAGAGAGTTAGATAAAGCTGGCAAAGCTAGTACACAAGCAGTAAGAGAAAATCTTGTAGGTGCAGGATTTGCAGAAGTTAGAGATGTTGAATTACAAAGACAACTAACTGGTGCTGGAATGTCAATAGATGAATTTAGACAGGTTAATCAAAAAATAACTGATCAAATTGTACAAGGTTTTGATGCTTTAGGTGACCAAACAACTATTACATCTGAGCAATTAGATAAACTTATAAGAAAAGCATATGAAGAAGTTGCAAAAACAGATGCTCGTATTGAGCAGGCATATAAAAATATGCAAAAAGTTACAACTGTAACAGACCCAAGAACATCTTCAAGAGTACCACTTACAGAACAATCTTATACTATAAGTAGAAAGCGTGGAAGATTTGCTAGTGGTATGGAAAGTATGGCAGGTGCTGATCGTGGTCCATATACACCAGTATCAAGGTTTGGTATTACTGGAGCAATGGCTGGTCAGATTGGACTTGCCCATGCAGATGCTGCAAAAGTTTATAAACAATTTTCTGATGAAGTTAAAGTTAAACTAGCTTCTTTAAGAGGAGACATTGTTGGATTTGCAAAACAGTTTGAAATAGAAGCTGAAAAAGCTGGACTAAAAACTGGTAATGCATATAAAATTGGCGTAGATAAAAGCAATGCTCAAGATATTTATGTTGAAACAAGAGATAGACAAAGCCCTCATAGGCTAGCAGATAATGATGGAAGAGATGATGCTAAAGCATACTCAGATGCTAGAGATAAAGAATTAAATCGTAGAACCAGAACTCGTAGAGTAGCAACAGCACCACAAGGAGCACCACCTCCAATAGTTCCAGGTGGAATTCCAATGTCAGTTTTACAGGCAGCATATACTGAAAATGCCTTGAGAGATAAAATGCGGGCACAACAAGAAGCAACAGCAAAAATGACTCAAAGAATGAATACCCTTAATAAGGCATTTATGGGTGGAACATTTGCAGTATCTGCATTATCTGGTGTTGCTTCAATGGCTGGCGGTAATCTAGGAAAGTTTTCAGAGATATTATTCCAAATCAGTGGACCATTATTTGCTCTATCTTCAGTTATACAGTTGCTTACTGGAGAAAAAATAGTTGGTCTATTTAAAAAACTTGGATCTTTAAAGATTGGACTTCTTGCAATAGGAATAACAGCATTGGTTACTGTAGTAAAACTAGTATCTGCTGCTAAAGAAAAAGAAAGAATTGCAACAGAAGGTTTAGCAAATGTTATTAATACAACTAAAGATAAACTAGAAGTTCTTGGCAATTTCTTTAATACTATTCCAACTGGTAGAGCTGGTAAAAACTTTGTTGTTAGTAGTGCTCCTATTAGAGCTGGATCTAGAGAACAAGCACAGCAGTTAAAAGCAAATAAAGATTTTGTTAAACAATACGAAAAAGATATTAAAGGTTTAACTCAAGAAACTGAAGCTCGTGCTTTATTATCACTACAGACTCTAGCATTAGATTTGGCTGGTCAGGGTTTTGGCAAAGATGCAATAACTACTATTATTACTGCTATTACAGAAGAAGCTGGTAGATCTGAGTTAATGCTTAAGTTTAAACAAATTGATGTTTCTACTGAAGAGGGTAAAAAAGCTGCAATTGAAACTGCAAGAGCAATTACGGAAAATTTTGATAAAGAATTTAAAAAAGGTGTAAAGAAATCAAGACAGGTTATTTACGGTGGACGTGGTGGTGCTATTGTTGGTCCAGAAGTTATTACTTTAACTAAAGAACAACAAAAAGAACTTAAACTTGGAAGCCAAGAATTAGGAAATACTCTTGCTGGTGTTACTGGTCAGTTTAGAGCTGGAGCACTTACTGGAGATCAATATAGTAGAGCAATTACAGAAATATTAGGATCTACATATGGCGTGGCTAATGCATCAATGCTTTTGACAAAAACATTAGCAAATATTAGTCCAGAAACAGATAAACAAACAGAAGCAATTACAGACTATCAGGCTCAATTATGGTTAGTAAGAGCAGCACTTCTAGAAGTTGCTGTTTCAGAAACGTTACTTGCTCGTCTACGAAGTGCTAATATGCTTGAAAGAAAAGTGGCAATAGAAGAACTTAAAAAATTAATTGCTGCAGAAAATAAATTAAAAGAGGAAGAAGCAAAAGGAACAAACACTGCAACACAAAAGGGCGAGGCTAACGCATTAGAAAAAAGAATTGAACAAATTCGTAATCAAACTAAAGCATTTATTACTCTTCGTAATGCAAAAATTGATGAGGCTACAGCAACAGAATTATCCAACGATGCAGAAATAGCATCTTTAGTTGTTAAAAATGCAAAAGGTAAGTCATTAAAACAAATTATTAAATTAGTTAATGACTATAAAAAAGCACTTAAGGATCAGACTAAAGCTGAGTTCCAGTATATGTCAGGACCTAATTTGTTTAAAGCGCAACTAGAAAGATTCAAAGCGCAGGCAGATCTTCGTGAAAAACTAATTGATATTCAGTTTGCGCCTCAACTAAAAGCAGAAAATGATCAGTTAGAAAGACAACAATCTCTTTTACAAAAAGTTAATGATGAAATTGAAAATGTAAATAGGAAACAAATTGAGCCACTACAGGCTAGAATTGAAACAAATAATTTTGCTCTTGACAAGATATCCCTTCAAGAAGATGTCATTAATGAAAAATACAATAAGCAAGTTGAAGCATTGGATAAAATTGCAACTCTTAATCAAGATATTGCCAATATTCAGCGACAAAGAATGTCTATTGCTGATGCCTTAACTCGTGGTGATATTTCAGCTGCTGCAGAACTTATGCAAGATGCAAGAGCAGAGCAAGCACAGTCTTCAATTGCAAGACAGAAAGAAGGACTTACTGCCACTCGTGATGCTGCTATTGCTGCATTAGGTAGAAATAGAATTGAAAAAGAAAATAAAACTTTACAGCTGCAAATTACAGAAATTGAAAAGGGACAACTTGCAACACTTGAATCTCAAAAGAGAACAATAGAAGATTCTATTGAAGCAACTAATAGAAATATAGAAGCATTAAATAGACAAGTAGAAACATTAAAAGATTCTGCTCTTTATGGTGGAAAAACAAAAGAAGAAATTGGACAGCTTGAAGGATTAATTGCAGCAGCGGAAGCAGCTGGAATAAAGTTTGATGCTGTTCTTTTGAGTCAGGCAGGAAATGCCCAAAAATTAGCAGCAGCACTAGCAGCAGCTTTATCAGCACAAAAAGCTTTGGGTTCTGGTGCAACCACTATGGCAGAAATAAAAGCTGGTTATGATGCTGGAACAATTACAGCTCAAACAATTACTCCTCAACAAAAAGCAACAGTATTGCAAAGCATTAGAGACTTAAATGCAAAAATTCAAGGAACAATAACAAAACTAAGGTCAACTATAGGTAAAAACTATGGTGGCATAGTTCCTAAATATATGGCAAATGGCGGAAGAGCAATGGGATCTGATACTGTTCCAGCAATGCTTACTCCTGGAGAGTTTATAGTAAATAGAGCAGCAGCTTCTGCATACCGTCCTTTGCTTGAAACAATTAACGAATCAAAATATCCAGGAATGCTTGGGTTGGGTGGTACACTGCAGGTACCAGTAAACAACGTAATGACCTCTATGAATGATAACTCAACGGCAGTGTATAATTATAATCTAGGCTTCAGCATTAATGGTTCTAACGGAAACCCTAACGATATTGCAAGGGCAGTTATGAGAGAAATTAAAAATGTTGATGCACAAAGAATTAGGGGACAACGAGTATAATGGCTACCAGCGCATATTTAACGGGTAGAAAAAGATATACAAGACCACAGGGTATATTATGGTCTAATAATGCTGGAACGCTTTCTAATGGCTTTTATGTTCCTAATGGAATAGAGATTGGGGCAGATACAGCAGAAACGGATCCAGACTTACTTGATCAGTTTATTATTTTGTCTGACCATAATAGAAGCGATATGCAGTTTAATACTCAAAGAATAGAGCAAAGACAAAGAACTATTAATGGAAGAATGAGATCTTATCATATTGCAGATAAGTTAACAATGTCTGTTTCTTGGAACATGTTGCCATCTAGAGGATATTCTGGTTTAGCAAACTTTAATGAATCAACTGGTATATCACCAGATAAAGGCACTACAGACGAATACACAGCCGATGGCGGTGCTGGTGGGGTAGAACTACTAGATTGGTATGAAACGCATCAAGGACCGTTTTGGATGTATCTAGCCTATGATAAGTATAGCAATCTAGAAGGACAGACTTATCAATATAATGCTTTAAACAGATATAATCAAATTATTCAAGTTTATTTTTCTGATTTTAATTACTCCATCGTAAAGCGTGGAGCTACAAATCATGATCTTTGGAATATATCGGTAACACTGGAAGAAGTATAATGTTTCAAAGTACAGAATTAAAAAATCATTTTGAAACTTCTGCAACAATTCAAACAGAGTCTTTAGTTCTGGCTGAATGGAATATGAATATGCCAGACAATATTTATACACTTGGAAACTATAGATATAGACCACAAGAACAAAATTCTTTATTTTTAACACTGTTAAACACTTTTGATCCAAACGATACTGGGAATTATTATACAAATGCAACAGATGCCGATGTTGTTATTAATGGTGGTTTAGATAATGATGGTGATCCACAAATTTTTACATCTACAAAAGAAAAAATAAAACTTTTATATTCTTTAGAAGATTGTATTAAACCTTTTAGACCAAGATCTGGAATAAATAAAGCAACATTTTTTAATAATAAATACCTATCAAATTCTGGGGTTGATTTAGCAAGACGACCAAGATATTATATGCCATCAAGATATGATCAATTTAAATACTGGACTTCTTTTAGAACAGAAAGCGGTATTGAAAGAGGAATAGCAAAAACCATCATTAATGGAAATTACTATATAGACGATGCTGCTCCATTTGTTGTTTATAAAAATAATGTACCAGCAAATAGAATTATTGTTAAGATGCAAACAAATGTTGGTGATATAGACTTAGGAGACTTTACAAATATATCAACAACTTTTGCTGATCCATTTTTTGGTAATATAAATAAAACAACTCCAACAAGATGGAGAATTCAGTATCTAGATGGAAATAACTGGACTGATGCTTATGTATTTAATGAAAACAGTATTCGTGAAGATGGATCTCCAATCATTAGTCATAATGGTTATGTTGAGTTGCAGTATGCCATAACAAATATTCCAGATAAGTTTAAAGAAAATTTTATTATTGCAGAAACCTTTTCCTCAAACACGCTTTTACCAACAAGCTCAGTAAATGGATATGCTTATCTTGTTATTGAAAATAATAATGAAGTTGGAACATTTTATGTTTGGAATAGTGTAACCGAAGAATATGAAAGTTTTATACCATCTTATGGATGGGTTTTAGGAAATGAAGAAATTACAAATCGTACTACTTTTGTAACAGACTTAACCTCACCATTGTCATTTTTTGAATCAACCAATGGAAAAATACTATATAGAGAATTTCAAGAAATAAGAGGAATTAGGGTTGTAGTAGAAAGAATGAATAAGTTTGATTCAACTTTTGATCTTATTGAGATGTCACCAAGATTAGTGGTTGATATATCAAATAAAACAATTGAATATAATGTAAAAAAAATTCTTTCTGATTTAGGAAATTCAGCGTTGCCAGTAGGACAGCTTTTGGCGTCAACTGGATCACTAACAATCTTTGATGATGATCAGGCATTTAATGATAATAATACTTCTAGCATTGTAAAAGATTATGTTCGCAAAAATATTAAATTTAATTTTTATGAAAAAATTTTAAATGTTGAAGGATTTGATTATTGGGTTCCAATTAAAACATTATATTCTGATGGATTTCCACAAGCAACAATAACTGCTGGAACCCTAGATTTATCATTAAGAGATTTTTATTTTTATTTAGAATCTATGCCAGCACCTAAAATGCTTGTTACAGAGGTTTCCCTAAGTTATGCTATTAGTCTTATTCTTGATTATATTGGTTTTAGCAACTATGCATTTTATAGAACAGCCGATGAGCCAGATCCTATTATTCCATATTTTTTTGTTGCTCCAGATCAAACTGTTGCTGAAGTTTTAAATCAATTAGCAGTATCAACTCAATCTGCAATGTTTTTTGATGAATATAATAATTTTATTGTAATGAGCAAAAACTATATGCTTCCATCCTCTAATGATAGAAACACAGATATTATTTTGTCTGGCTCTAATAATCAATCTGCTAGCGGAATTATTGAAAATCAAACATCTGGAACACTTCCTAATATTTTGTCAATTGCTTCTGAAGATAAAAAAGTATATAACAATGGAAAAATTAACTATACATCTAGATATATTCAAAGATCATATGGATCTGTTCGTCAGGCAAATATGATAGATCAAGAAAAAACTTGGATATATAAGCCAGCATTACTTTGGGAAGCTTCTGGAACTGATACAACAAAAACAATTAACGAAGTAGCAAGCAAACAATCAAAATATGTATTGGGTGCAATGCCACTTAACTCTGATTTATCTTCTGTACCACCACAAGTTATTAATCATACAGTTCAAAATAATATTTTTGATTTAGGAGAAAACGTATACTGGCTAACAAGATTTCAAGGGTATTTTTATTCTAGTGGAGAAATTATAAAATATGATGCAGTTGAATTTAATGTTACTGGAACTGGAAATGTTTGGATTAGTAATAATCAAGAATACCAGAGATATTTTGCATCCCTACCTTTTAATGGAAAAATTTATCCAACAGGTTTAGTTAGAATATACTCTGTGCCATTTTCTGAAACGGTAGATGGCATTACACGTTTACAAGAAGGTGCTGTATATGAGCATGGAAGAGGTCAATTTGGTACACCAATCACTAATCATTATGCTGGTATAAATTCATACTGGTCTAACAATGACTATGTTAAGGGATGCGATATGAAATCTGAATATTTATTTACAACATCCTTACTTGAAGATATATCTTTACCATCAACAACTACTGGTGCAGCAGGAATTAACAATACAAAAGCTAGACAAACATCAAGAAATGGAATTATTAAAAACTTTATGTCGTCTAGTTATTTAACTGAAACAGAAGTTAACAATACATTTTCTACTCAGTCTGGAACAATTCAATCTTCTGCTTTAGTTATGAATGGACCATCATTTACAACTACTGAAACACCTATTAATTTAGTTTCATATGTTTATAAAAATCTTGACAACGCATACAAACACTTTGGTACAAGAATGAGGATTGTTGGTAAAATTGAAAACAATGAAAATCGTACTCAAACACCAATTGGAAGCACTACATATTATCAGGTTACTGGATCTCAACCAGATCAAAATGTTAGCATTGGTGGTGGTTCTGGAGGAATAGCAGTTCTTCTTAATCCTGAAACAAATAATGGATATTATTTTGAGATAGTTGCTTTAACAGAAAAAAATATAGAATCATATTTAAGACTTGATAATGCTGGACAGTCTGATATATCAATCAACAATGTTGTGTTTTATAAAATTAAAAAAAGCTCCTCTAATAATGATGCTATTCCAGTAAAACTTTGGGGAGGTCTAACTAATATTATTGTTGATGATGGTCGTTTTACTGGTCAGTATAGGATGGCGGGAGAAGAGAATCCAACAGTTTATGACTTGGCAGTAGAATATCAAGATCTTGGCAAAATAAGAAGATTTTATTTATATATTAATAATAAATTAATTAAAGTTGTTGATGATTCAGATCCGCTGCCAATTTATAATAATATGGCACCATTTGTACGTGGATCATCCAGAATAATGTTTGAAAATTTATATGCTTTGTCAGAAAATTATTCTCAAAATAGTGTTTTTACAGTTGGAGAAACTCTGTCTTCTGCTTTTGGAAATAAAGAAATTAATGCAAATGAATCTTTTAGAAAATATGCAATGAGTGGAATTTTACAGTCAACATATTTATCTGGCATTAGTGCACAAGAACCACCAAAATATAATATGTATTTTGAAGAGTTTGGATCAATAATGAGAGAATGTGCATATTTTAATATTAAATATGATCGTGCATATCCAGCACTTTATGCACAATTATCTCCCACATTTAATAAAATTAAAGGCTATACGGTTTCTGGGTTTTATGCAGATTCTTATGGAGCAGAGTTTTTAATTTTTAATTCTACAGATTCAGCTTTAAATCTTGATGAAACAAGTGGAAACTACCTTAGAATTCAAGGAATTACATTTACACAGGACACAACTCATGAATTAACAGTTGATGAATATTTTCAAAAACGAAGTAATTTTTCTAATCCACAACTAACAACATCTTCACAAATTGTATCTACTTTAGCTGAAAAATCTAAATTTGATAAAATTAAACTTAGTAGAATGATTTATGGAAATAACGAGTTTACTCTAGATACGCCATATATACAAACTCAAGATGATGCAGAAAATTTAATTGGCTGGATTATAAATAAACTCATGGAACCTAAAAAAGCAATTGGTATAGAAATGTTTGCTATGCCAACAGTTCAGCTTGGAGATATAGTTCAAATTAATTATAAAAACTCTGATAATTTAGATTTAGTTACATCGGATGGATCAAGATTTATAGTATATAATATTGATTATTCAAGAAAAATAAATGGTCCGTATATGACTATTTATTTGGCGGAGGTCTAATATGTCACTAGACAGAATGAATGATTCAAAATCTTCTTCAAAAGTAACTTTATCAGAAGCTAAATCTCTTGGCTTTGACAGTACTGCTGGCATTAGTAAAGTTGGTGGTATGTATGTATTTGATACATCACTTGCCCCAGAACGTGGTGGTTTTCAATCTGTTGGAGTAGCAAAGCCTGGTCAAGTTCAAATGACCCCATATTATGGAGATGTAACTGGTGCGTATAGATTAACACAAGAACAATTTGCATCTGTTTATGACCCTAATAATTTAAGTGCAACTAGTGCTGGAATTCTCAGAATTATGAGAGAAAATGAAATAAAAGCTGGCGAGTATAAAATTATTGAGCCTAAAGAATCAATAGTTGAAACACCATCAGGTGCAAGTTTAATGGCAACACCTCCAGCACCAGAACCAGTAACTTTTGCCTTAGCATCATTTGCACCAGCTCCAGTAAAGACAGCAACACCAGATATTATTTTATTTGATGATGAAATAATTCCAGTAGATACAATGGCAGATTTAATATTTGAAAATATTGGTGGACAAGAGTTAATTAGTATATCTAGATCAGATATTATTAATGGACAAAAAATATCATATCAGCCAATTAAAAATCTATCATCAGTTCAGCAAAGATACAACCCAAATAATATTTTAAGTTTACAGCAAACATCAGATAAATATTTTGCTGGATTTTCAATTAAACTAGAAGATAAGATACCAAACGAAGGAAATGGCATAAATGGAGAAAATATTTATATAGAGCAAGAAACAGGGGACTTAGTTATAGAATTTGTAAATCTCAATAGTGATGAGCAAATTGAGACTCAGATTACTCTAGGTGGTACAATATATGAGGCGATACTTGGAGACTACATTTCATGATAACTAATACTGGCAAATCTATTATTGCAAAATATCTTCTGGGGCAGGCACCAGCATACGCTTCATATATTGCTATTGGATGTGGTGCCACACCACTAACAACTGGTGACCCAATTGGAGACTATTCTACAAAAACAAACTTAGATTTTGAAATGTTCAGGATTCCAATATCTTCAAGAGGCTTTATTAATGAAAATGGATTAGATAAAATAGTACTAACTGCAGAATTGCCAACAGAAGAAAGGTACGAAATTTCTGAAGTTGGTATTTATTCTGCTGGATCAAATCCATCTGCTGGAGCTTATGATAGCAAAACAGTTTTTGCTTTTACACAAAATGAAAATTGGCAATATCAGTCTGGAGGGTCTGCTATAGCAATTGATACATTTTCTGCTGCATTAGACGAGCCACTATATGACAATGTTATTGCAGTTGCAGATACAGTCTTTCAAACTAGTTCTGATAATCCAATATTTTTTAAAACTCCAAGAGTTGAAAGATATGAAAGACCAAGATTTTTAAATAACGTTATTATGATTCAGGGAGATGAATCAGATATAACAATTAGTGATGAAAGCGGCGCATCATTTGATCACTTTGAAATAGGTGCTGGATCTAATTTTATAAAACTATCTGGAGCAAATGTTGATTTTACAAAAAATTCTCCTATAGATGAACTAAGATTGGCTTTTTCTTTAATTAATAAAGATGGAACAACTGGATCTGGTATACAGCCAGAAACTGTAAGAGTGTTAGTTTCTTTTGAAAATACTGACGGATCTCAATTTGCAAGATTAGAAGCTGAAGTAGCAGATGATAGTAGCGGTGGATTGTATGATTTTTCAACAGAAAGATATTTTATTGTAAAAAAACAATTACAACAATTATATAGAACTTCTGGATTTGACTGGAACGGTGTTACTGTTATAAAAATATATGCTTGTGTAATTGATGGAGGAATTATATCTAGCAATTATTATGTTGGATTAGATGCACTTAGATTAGAAAATATTGCTACAGTAAATCCCCTTTATGGATTAACTGGTTATTCTGTTATTCAAAATGTAGATGCTTCAACAATTGTTAAAGATCCAAATACTAATAATTATATTGAGTTTAGATTTTCTGTAGATGTTTCTGGTGGTGTAATATCCTAATGGTTGATCAAGGAATAAAAAAAATTAGAATTAAACAATCAGACTTACCAACAATAAATGTAAATGAAGAAGGCTATGTTTTAAAATATAGAATTGTTTCTGATGATAAAAATAGAACTTCTCAGTGGTCTCCAATAAATATTATTCAGCCAAATTATACTTATGTTTCTGGATCAATAGCTTTTAATAAAGCTGGAGATGTAGCATCTCTTGCCTGGGATTCAGTATCAATACAGATAGACGGTAATGAAATAAGAAAAGCACATGAGTTTGACATATGGCTTAAATGGCATAGAAGTGATAATGGAGACTGGATATATAAGCAAAGAATTGATGGTGGAAATATTTCTTTTCCAATACCAAGTACTTATACAATAGATGGAATTGTTCAGGGGTCACCACCAAATAGGCTCAATGTAGAAATATATTTAAAAGGGACACCAATTAGTAGAAATTCAAATTTTTTATTAGTTTATGAAGATGGACCACATACTGTTTAATGATATACTTTAATAGGAGAACATGATGGCAAAAGTACCGCTACCAGAACGAGGGCAACCTCTTGATGTTACATATTTATATAGCCTAGTAGAGGCAGTTAATGATCTTTCTACTCAAGTAGCATCCACAACAACAAACAAGACAGTTATAGACACTGTTAGTTCTGGAAAACAAGAAATAAAAACAGCTAATGCAAGAGTTATAGGTGGATATGTTGAAGTTGCAAATAACTCTACTGTTTCAGCTGGTAATGAAAAAACATTTACTTATGATTTTACAGATTTTAAATATCCACCAATTGTATCTGCAACACCAGTAAATATTGGTCAAACACCTGCAGGACAAAATGTTAATGTAATATTAAAAACTGTTACTGAGACTAGGGTTGAGGGCATTGTAAGATTTGGTGCATCTGGAGATCTATCATTGGCTGTTCACTTAATTCTTATTGGCATTCCAAATTAATAGGATATAATGATTTTTTGTAAAAGATGCAGGGGAAGAGTTTTTGTTGACAGGCAATATAGTAATGTTCAACATATAGAGACTTACTGTGTTATTTGTGGACTAAGAACCTTTTTTCATCCTCCTGCAGAAAGCAAAGAAGGAAAATGGTTACTGGAAAAAGAATTATACAGAGCGAAATATACAATAACGAGTCTGTAATAAAAGCAAATAAAAAAATATGGTTTTTGAATGGTGATTTAGTTAGACTTCATCATAGTTCAAGATCTACTGGTTTAGTCTCTGTTTATAATATTACTAAAGATAGAATTGAAACATGTTTACGTTCTGATTTTAGAAAAAAAAGAGAAAGAGCTTATACTGTTGCTGAGACTGCTAAATTAATTAATCGTCATAGAAAATATATGCCTAAGTTAATTAAAAATGGAATTATTCCTCCTCCAGTTGGTGCTAAAATAAATGGAGAGCGTGGGTTTAGAATTAGATCTTACTATTCAGAAAGCATGGTTAGGGACATTCGTGCTATACTGGCTAGCATACATATAGGACAACCAAGAAAAGATGGGCTTATAACAAATAATATGACACCTACAAGCCAAGAGTTGACAAGGCGAATGGGAGACGGTATACTAACATATACCAAAACAGAAGATGGTAGATTTATTCCTGTGTGGGCAGAGAATATTTAATAAATAGGAGCGGTGGGAATGGAAGAACAAAATACTACTAAAGTATCAGCAACGCTAGGATATACACTTAATTTGGGTAACTTTCAGTCTTTAAGAGTTGATCTTGGGGTTGTTGATTATGTTCGTGATGGTGAAACAACAAATGATGCTATGAATCGTGTTTATACATTTGTTGAAAATCAAGTTATTGAAAAAGTTAAAGATGCCAAAGAGTCTTTGGTAGAAGAGTAATATGGCAGACCGCAAAGATCGTATGGCTTTGCTCAGTCGCTATAACAAGCTTTATTTACAAAAATATGAGAAAAAGTCTTTACTTAACCTAAATGTTGAGCAATGGGCTGCAGATGGAGTTATTGAGTCTTACGGAATAGGAACCTGTTATGATTTATTGGAGTATTACTTTAATGTTGCTGTTGCTCCTTCTTGGAGTTACTTTGCGTACAACGCAGAAAAAATATTGGAAGCAAAGATAGCAGTAGAGCAAGATTTAAAAGAAAGAAAAGAACGAAGGTCAAAAGCTAAGGAGTGGTTAAATGATTAATACCGAATCTAAACTAATCTCCGCAGTTCTCAAAGATAAACAATTGCACGTATTGCTACAGGCTAATGTAGAAAATATAATGCGTACACATAATGATGTATGGCAATTTATTCGTAGGTATGCAGAAATCAATGGATCAGTTCCACCAGATTCTTTAATAGTTGAAAAGTTTAGAGACTTTATTCCAGAGCAAGATGTTGGCTCTACAAAACACCATTTAGAAGAATTGCAAGTTGAGTATTTGAATGAAAGCGTCAAAGATATTCTTAGGTCTGCAGCATCTGAGGTTCAAGCTGGCAACGGAACTGCTGCGCTTAATGATTTAATAACAAAAACTTCAGAATTAAAAAAGAACACATCAGTTATTCGTGATATTGATGCAACAGATATTAATTCTGCTATTGCATATTTTGAAAATGTTCGTAAAGAACAAGAATTAGGAAAGATTGGAATTAAAACTGGATTACCAGGATTTGATAATTATCTTCCTTCAGGAATTATGCCAGGACAACTTGGCGTATTTTTAGCATATCCAGGTATTGGTAAATCTTGGCTTGCTCTTTATTTTGCAGTGCAGGCATGGAAGCAAGGAAAAACTCCATTAATCATAAGCCTTGAAATGTCAGAAGTAGAAGTTCGTAATCGTGTATATGCCATTATGGGAGAAGGTTTATGGTCACATCGTAAACTTAGTAATGGACAAGTAGAAACAGACATGCTTAAAAAATGGCATGAAGATAGAATTAAAGGCAAGCCACCTTTTCATATCATCTCTAATGATAACGGTGGGGAAATAACTCCTTCTGTAATTCGTGGAAAAATAGATCAGTATAAACCAGACTTTGTTATTGTTGATTATTTACAACTTATGAGTCCAAACCAAAAATCTGATAATGAGACGGTACGAATGAAGAACCTATCTCGTGAGCTTAAGCTAATGTCTATTAGTGAAGAAGTTCCTATTATTGCTATATCTTCTGCTACACCTGATGATGTAACTAATCTAAATACTGTGCCAACTTTAGGTCAAACAGCATGGTCACGACAAATCGCATATGATGCAGACTGGGTTTTAGCACTTGGTCGTGCAGCAAATAGTGATATTATTGAATGTGCTTTTAGAAAAAATCGTAATGGTTTTATGGGTGATTTTTTAATTCAGGTAGACTTTGATAAAGGTTATTATAGATATAAAGATTTTGAGGAAAATAAATGAGTATTAAAAAAATAATTTTTCAACAAGCAACAAATTATGTTGAAGGTTTATTAAAAATGCCTAATCCATCAATATCAAAAGTACCCGATTGGTATAAAGAACAAAAAATGTTTTCTAATGGAGAGGCTACTCTTTTAAAAGCAATGAAAGGAAACTGGAAAGGAACATATAAAGGATGCACTCCATTTACAGATGCAATAACTTCTGGATATATTATTGAATTACCAGCTGATGTAATTGTTACAAATAAAGGAGATAGCAGCAGATATAAACCTTTTATTGAGTGGGGCGTACAATTTGATGTTTTAGATTTTCAAGGTCCAGAAACATTAGGTAATTTTCCAGTACCAGTTGGCTACAGTAATGAAATGTTTAGATGGAAAGTTAATTGGCAAATTAAAACACCGCCTGGATATAGTTCATGGATTTGTCATCCAACAAATAGATATGACCTACCATTTATAACTTTAACTGGATTTGTTGACACAGATAAACATCCAGCCCCACTTGTATTGCCATTTTTTATTCAAAATGGATTTGAAGGAATTATTAAAGAAGGAACCCCAATCGCTCAGATATTACCTATGAAAAGAGATTCATGGGAATCGTATGAAGAAAAATACTCAGAACAATCTGCTATTAACTTTATAAATAGTGTAAAATTAAATTACATAAGAACTTATAAAAATAAATACTGGACAAAGAAAAAATATGGATAATTTATATACATTAGAACAAGTTGAAAGAGTTTTACAAGGAATTGGAATAGATGTTGCTTCACAAACTGAAAGTAACTTTATGATATTTTGTCCATTCCATAATAATTCTCGTACTCCAGCAGGAACAGTTTCTAAAGAAAAGGGATTATTTTTTTGTTTTGGCTGTCAAACAAGTAAAAATCTTGTAGAGTTTGTTATGGCTGTATCAAACAGATCATACTTTGAATCTATTAGATACATTAAACAAAAAAATACTGAAACAGATATTACTCAGTTAGTCAATAAAAAATTATATGTTGCTCCAGAATTCACGCAATTTGATGAAGTATTAATTAAAAGATTAAATAATCAAGCAGTAGAGTCTCCACGAGCAATAAATTATTTTTATAGTCGTAGAATTACACAAGAATCTATTAATAAATTTTCATTAGGTTATTCAGATAAACAAGATTATGTAACAATTCCAATACAGTCACCAGAAGGAATGACAATTGGTTTTGTTGCTAGATCTATTGAAGGAAAAGATTTTAAAAATACTCCAGGACTACCGAAGTCTAAAGTTTTATTTAATCTTCACAGGGTAAGATCATCTAAGTTTGTCTATGTTGTTGAATCATCTTTTGATGCAATTAGACTAGACCAAGTAGGATTCCCAGCAGTTGCTACGTTGGGTGCAAATGTTTCATCAGTGCAGATGAAACTATTAGAAAAGTATTTCAGTGATGTTATACTAGTAGCAGACAATGATGAAGCTGGTTCTGTAATGATAGAACGTATTTTAGGAAAAATAGGTTCAAAAGTATCAGTTATTAACATTGATAAAAAATATAAAGATATAGGCGAAATGAGCGATGAGGAAATCAAAAAACTAGAATATAAGTTTGACAACTCAATAGTCGCTATGCTACAATAGAAAAAATAGGAGAAACAATGACAATAGTAAAAGGGTTAAAAAATATCAATGCATTAGTTGATAAGCCAAAATATGAAGGTACAGGAAGTAAGGTTCGTTGGCTAAAGTTAGCTGATGGACAATCAGTAAAGATTCGTTTTATTGAAGAACTTGACGAAGACTCATCAAACTATAATGACAAACGTGGTCTTGCTCTTGTAGTAAAAGAACACACAAATCCAAAAGATTATAAGCGTCGTGCTCTTGACACAATGGAATCAGAAGGTCGTGACTGGGCTGAAGAAATGCATCGCAAAGATCCAAAAGCTGGATGGCGAGCACGTCTTCGCTTCTACTGCAATGTTTTAGTAGAAGATGGCATTGAAGAGCCATATGTTGCTGTTTGGGCAATGGGCGTAAGTAAACAATCTGCATTTAATACAATTCGTGAGTATGCTTTAGAAACAGGAAGCATCTCAAATTTAACTTGGAAGTTAAAGCGTAATGGTCAGGGAACTGAAACTAGTTACACTCTTATTCCAGGTGCTCCAGACAAGGAACCATTTGACTGGTCTAAGGTTGAACCAATTCCACTAGAAAAAGCTTTAAATAAGGTTGCTTATGCAGAACAAGAAGCTTTTTATCTTGGATTTGATACGCCATCTACTGGTTCATCAAATATTGACTGGTAGTAATTAGTGTCATACGTTGGGCTTCATGTCCACACACATTACTCTCTAATGGATGGTGTGGCAACTCCACAGGAATATGTAAGTCGTGCCGTTGAATTAGGCATGCCTGCTATTGCGATTACAGATCACGGTACTCTTTCAGGGCATCGTGAAATGTATCGTACCTGCAAAGAAGCTGGTATTAAACCAATTCTTGGCGTAGAAGGATATATTGCATATGATAGATTTGATAAGCGTGATAAAAAAGAAAGAACTGGTCCGCTTGACCTTAACTATTTTCATATTGTCCTTCTAGCCAAGAACCAACAAGGATTAGAAAATTTAAATAAACTAAACGAAATTGGCTGGACAGAAGGTTTTTATAAAAAACCAAGAATTGATTTTGAGGTTTTACAAAAATATAAAGAAGGTATTATTGTTTTGTCTGCCTGTATGAGTGGACTAATAGCAAAGGCAATTGAAGTAGGAGAATATGCTGAAGCTAAAAAGCATATTGAGTGGTTTAAAGAAAACTTTGATGATGACTTTTATATTGAGATTATGCCACACAATAAACAGGAAATCAATAAATCACTTATTGAGTTAGCAAAAGCGTATTCTGTAAAGATTGTTGTAACACCAGACTGCCATCACTCTACTGTTGATCAAAAGATTATTCAAGAAATGATGCTACTTCTTAACACTCACGCAAAATTACAAAAAGATGTTACATATGAAAAATCTAAAAAACATAAAGAGATGATGGATCGTCTTGATTATTTGTATGGTTCAGATAGACAAATGTCATTCCGATCATTTGATATTCATTTATTATCTCGTGATGAAATGGCTGAAGCCATGGCAAACCACGGTATAAAAGATGAGGAAATGTTTAATTCAACACTAGAGATAGCAAATAAAGTAGAGGAATATGATATTAGATCTGGCTTAAATCTATTGCCAGTACAGTATAAAAAACCATTAGAAGAGTTAAGATCTCTTGCTATGGATGGCCTAAAGAACCTTGGTTTGGTAGAAAAGCAAGAGTATGTAGACAGACTTGAAGAAGAATTAGCGGTCATTGGAGAAAAGAATTTTGCCCCATATTTCTTAGTTGTATATAATATGTTAAGTTGGGCAAAGAAACAAGAGATCATGGTTGGTCCAGGTCGTGGATCTTCTGCTGGCTCACTTCTTTGTTATGCTATTGGTATTACAGATATTGATCCAATAAAGCATGGTTTATTATTCTTCCGTTTTATTAATCCAGAGCGTAATGACTTTCCAGATATTGATTCAGATATTCAAGATTCTCGTCGTGATGAGGTTAAAGATTACTTAGTAAAGCAGTATCGTCACGTTGCATCTATTGCAACATTTTTACAGTTTAAAGATAAGGGTGTTGTAAGAGATGTTGCTCGTTCACTAAATATACCTTTGCCAGATGTAAATAAAGTTTTAAAAACAGTTGATACATGGGATGATTTTTGTACATCTAAAAATGCAGAATGGTTTCGTGAAAAATATCCAGAAGTAGTTATTTATGGCGAACAACTTCGTGGTCGTATTCGTGGAACTGGTATTCATGCTGCAGGTGTTGTAACTAGTAAAGAACCAATATTTAGACATGCTCCTATGGAAACTCGTTCTTCTCCAGGATCTGATGAACGTATTCCAGTTGTTGGTGTTGATATGGAAGAAGCTGAAAAAATTGGTTTAATTAAGATTGATGCTTTAGGTTTAAAAACTCTTAGCGTTATAAAAGATTGTATTGACATTATTAAAGAAAGAGAAGGTACAAAAATTGATCTTCTTAAAATTGATATGTCAGATCAAAATGTTTATGAAATGTTATCTGATGGATATACTAAGGGTGTATTTCAGTGTGAAGCAACCCCATATACTAATCTTTTGGTTAAGATGCGTGTAAAAAATCTATCAGAGCTTGCTGCATCAAACGCTCTTGTTCGTCCAGGTGCTATGAATACAATTGGTAAAGACTATATTGCTCGTAAGCATGGTCGTCAAAACATTGATTATTTACATCAAATTCTAAAACCTTTTACAGAAGAAACATATGGGTGTATTCTATATCAGGAACAGGTTATGCAGGCTTGCGTTGAACTTGGAAATATGACAATGGCAGAGGCAGACAAGGTTCGTAAGATTATTGGCAAGAAAAAAGATGCGAGGGAATTTGATGCGTTCAAAGATAAATTTATTAAAGGCGCTTCTGCTTATATTGCTCCTAATGCCGCTTTGGATCTTTGGCATGATTTTGAAGCTCATGCGGGTTATTCCTTCAACAAATCACATGCCGTTGCTTACAGTACTGTCTCGTATTGGACGGCGTGGCTCAAATACCACTATCCACTAGAGTTTATGTTTGCACTTCTCAAAAATGAGAAAGATAAGGATGCAAGAACTGAATATCTAATTGAGGCAAAACGTATGGGTATTCCAATTAGATTGCCACATATTAATGAGTCTGATATTGATTTTAAGATTGAAGGTAAAGGAATTAGGTTTGGACTATCTGCAATTAAATGGATTTCTAATACAATTGCAGAAAGATATATTGCTGCAAGACCTTTTAAGTCTTATAAGGAAGTAGAAGAGTTCACATTTACAAAAGGTAATGGTGTAAATAGTCGTGCACTTCAATCAATGAATTGTATAGGTGCATTGACCTTTACTGATAATCCTGCAGATCAAGAAAAAGTAAGAGAAAATCTTTATGAATATTTAAATCTTCCAGAGTTTAATATGCAGATACCTAATCATTATTATGCATATATAAATGATATTGAAGAGTATGAAGAAAAAGGCGCATTTATTTTGATGGGTATGGTAAAATCAATTAAGAGAAGTAAAGGGTGGTCAAGGGTAGAGTTGTTAGATAAGACTGGAAGCGTAGGAATATTTGATGAAGAGAATACAAATATTGAGGCTGGTCGCACTTATATTATTCTTGCAAATGATAATCGCATTGTTTCTGCCGTTCCTGCTGATGAAATAAAAGAGTCAAAAGATGCATTAGTTAAGTTTTTAAACTATAAAATGTTGCCTTATAAAGAAGGTGAACATTATGTAGTTTCTTTTAAACCTAGAGTTACTAAGACTGGTAAAAAAATGGCTTCATTAACAGTAGCAGATGCTGGAAGAGAATTGCATGCTATAACAGTATTCCCAACTTCTTTTGCAAAAGCATATATGCATGTTCAACCAGGAAATGTTTATAAGTTTGAATTAGGAAAAACAAAAGACGGTACAGTAATAATGGAGGATGTAGTAAATGTTGGATGATTTAGCTATGGAATTACACAGTGTTGCAAAAGAAAAAGGATTTTGGCCTGAAGAAGTAGATGATATTTTTATTGCCAAGCAATGTATGATGATTGTTTCTGAAGTAACAGAATTAATGGAAGCAATTCGTAAAGATAAAGGTGAAAAAGAAATTGCTTTTGAGACTGCAGATATTATTATTAGAACTCTAGATCTTTATGATGGACTGGTAATGAGCGGATATACGACAGTATCTTTAGATCATGCACTACAAGAAAAAATGGGATACAACAAAACTAGACCAGAAAAACACGGGGTAAGATTCTAATGACAGTAACAATAGAAGAAGTATTGGCACAGCTAAATCCAAAATTACGTAAAAGTGTTTTAGTAGGAGACTCAGTACCTAAAACAGAATATGCTGCTACACCAAGTTTTGGTTTAAATCGTGCATTAAATGGTGGTTTGCCATATGGTAGACAAGTACTTGTTTGGGGTAGTAAATCAAGTGCTAAATCATCACTATGTTTACAAATGATAAGTATTGCTCAAAAAGAAGGAAAGGTATGTGCATGGATTGATGCAGAAATGTCATACGATAAAGACTGGGCAGAAAAACTAGGTGTTGACACATCTAAACTAATTGTTTCTCAAGCACGAACAATTAATGAAATGGTTGACATAGGAATTAATCTTATGGAGGCTGGAGTAGATTTAATTGTTGTTGATAGCATTACCTCTCTTCTTCCTGCAATTTATTTTGAAAAAGATTCAGATGAATTAAAGCAGTTAGAAAATACTAAACAAATTGGTGCAGAATCTCGTGACTTTAGCAATGCCTGGAAAATGATTAATTATGCTAATAATAAAGCAAAGCCAACATTATTTGTTTTGATTAGTCAATCAAGAAATAATATTAATGCTATGTACACAAGCCAACAACCAACTGGTGGTCAGGCAACAAAATTTTATTCATCTACAGTAATTAAACTATTTTCATCAGAATCAGATAATCAAGCTATTAAGGGGAAAATTCATGTTGGCGATAAAATCATTGAAGAAAAAATTGGTAGAAAAGTTAGATGGGAACTTCAATTTTCTAAAACGTCTCCTGCTTTTCAGAGTGGTGAATATGATTTTTATTTTAGAGGCAATAACTTGGGCATTGATTCTATTGGTGATCTTGTTGATACAGCAGAATTAATAGGGGCTGTTGAGCGTACTGGAGCTTGGTATATTTTGCCAGATGGAACAAAGGTGCAAGGCAGAGAAGGTTTTATTAATAGAGTAAGAGAAGACTTAGATTTACAGGAAACAATTAAGGCAAAAGTTCTTAATGTCTGATAAAAGTTTTTCTGTATATCCTGGCAAGTTTCCTTGCAAAACATGTAAAGAAGAGGTAAAAAATATTAGATTTTATGCAGACACAGGTAGGGCATCTTGGATGTGTTCTCAAAAACATTTATCTGAAATTCAATTATGTAAAGTTGGATATAAAAAGAAGAAAGATTATGAGCGAAAAGAACGAGAGTAAAAGAATAGGAGCTAAACAACACAAAAACTCTGGTCGTAATACAAAAAAAGGAGATGCGACCTGGAGAAATTTTATTGTTGATTTTAAAGAGGCTTCTAAATCATTTACCATTAATCAAGATGTATGGGCAAAAGCTGTAACAGATTCAATAAAAGCTGGAACTGATAAGTCACCAGCAATAGTTGTTATTATTGGAGAAGGCAATAAGAAAACACGTCTTGCTATTATAGAATTTGATTTATTAGATCAGTTAACTTGGGAGGCACAAAATGGATCAGTCACAAAATAAAACAACAATTGATATGGTAAATGGTTTATCAGAAATAGCTGATTTTATGGATGACCAAGAACTAACTACTGCTCTTACGACTATAGCAAAACTTATACTAAAACCAGACATACCGCTTAATGTTGCCACGGTAGAAATTGTAAAACTTCAGGCTATTGCTGCAAAAATGTCATTTAAGGCAACTTGGATGGCTAATGTTGATAAGTCTGACAGGGCAAAGAAAAATATTTACTTTACAGCAGCAGAGTCAATCAATAACCTAGTATCCGCATTGAAGTATATAATTCGGTAAATGGTATAATAAAATAGAGGATAACAATGGCTAAAAACTTATTAAAAGAAGTAATGATTAAAGATAGTAAAAAAAAGAAAAACAAAGAAGATGAAAGCTTTGTTGATGGTTTGGTAGATGCCATTAATTCTGGATATTTAACTAAAACAAAACCTAAGTTTACTAAGAAAAATAATTTTTCTGCTTCTAACTTAACATATGGAGCAGGAGAGTGTCCAAGATATTGGTATCTTGCTTTTGATGGACAAGTATTTTATGATAACGCAGATGCATTTGGTGTAGCAAATAGAACACAGGGAAGCCTTGGTCATGGAAGAATACAAGAAGCAATAGAAGCTTCTGGATTACTTGATGAGGAAATGGAGTTTGATCCACTTCCAAGAAAATACAATAAGCAAACTCATCCAGCAATGGAATTTAGAGTTAAGGTAGACGATCCTCCGTTTGATGGATACGGCGATGTAATGCTTAAATATAATGGTGAAAGACTTGTTGGAGAAATAAAAACTATATCTAATGAGGCTTTTGAATATAAAAAAGCAAGTAAAAAATCAAAAATGGCACATCTTATGCAGTTACTTATGTATATGAAGGTTTGGGGAATAGGCAAAGGGGTAATGATTTATGAAAATAAAAACAATCATGAACTTTTAACCTTGCCAGTAACTGTTAATGATCATTATCGCAATTGGGTAAATAAAACATTTGATTGGATGAGAGTTGTTTATAAGTCTTGGCAAGATAAAGAGTTGCCACAAAAACCATATAGGTCTAATTCAAAAATTTGTAAAGTTTGTCCTATTCAAAAAGCTTGTGCTGAAGCAGAGGTTGGAACTGTAAAAATTAAACCGTTAGAGCTTTTGAAAGACGAAGAGGACTAACTAATGTGAAGAGGTGTGAGCGTTGTGATAAAGAGTTTAAGCCAAAAGTAAGCTATCAAATTTACTGCAGCGAATCATGCCGAGATGAAGCAACAAAAATAAAAATTGCTGAAAGATATCAAGTCACAAGAAGACAAAGAAGAAAAGGTAAAAAAAGAGTTTGCTTAGGTGGTTGTGGACAACAATTATCTATATATAATGATTCTGGCTTCTGCTCTAATTGTAATGTAAGTAAAAAATCAGTGGATAAAATGTTAAAACAAATAAAAGGATTTTTTGATTATGAACAAGATAACTAAGCCATCTAGATTTATTGCAATTGATGCAAGCACTAATAGTCTTGCTTTTGCTTTTTTTGATTTTGGAAAACTAGATATGTTTGGAAAAATTTTATTTGAAGGAAAAGATATTTATCAAAAATGTATAGATGCTTCAAAAAAAGTAAAAGGTCTACTAAGTCTTGATCATTTTGTCAACTCTTCATTAGTTATTGAGCATACAGTATTTATGAATAGTCCTAAAACAGCTGCTGATTTAGCTCTTGTTCAAGGAGCAATTATAGGTGCAGCAGGTACAGTAGGAATTACAGAAATTGGAAAAGTATCACCAATAACATGGCAAAGTTATTTAGGAAACAAAAAGCTAACCAAAGAAGAACAATTGCAGATCAGATCGCTTAATCCAGGAAAATCTGTATCTTGGTATAAAACATATGAAAGAGATTTTAGAAAACGTAGAACTGTTAAACTTTTAGAAATTATATACGATAAGGAAATAAAAGATTATGATGTTGCAGATGCTGCTGGAATAGGACATTGGGCTTTTAATAATTGGGAAAAGGCTATATAGCATGCCAGAATTAAATGCAAATATTCCTCCAATTGAATGTTATGTACGAGGAAATTTTTTAAGAAATCAAAAAGATAGTCATGATGTATATTTACCTTGTGTAATTTTTGGAGTTGCAAGCGTACAAAATCGTAGTCCATTATTTCATTTTATGATGGAAGATGGTGGTATTTGGTGGCGTATGCCAATCAATGCTTTCTGTGTAGAACCAAATGTACCAGAAATTGATATACATAATTTAGTTTTATGGAACTCTTTTAGTCCATATATTACTGTAACTAAATTTGCTAATCTTGCTAATATAAAAATGACATATATTGATAGAACAAAAACAAAAATAAATGGTAAATATTTATTTACGTTAGATTGGCATAATCCAGATACAAATAGAATTGATGATGGCTATTCAGAAAATCCAGGTCAACATAAATGTGGCCATGTAATTCAACGAGATGATGGAAACTTTGCAATACAACCTAATAACCGTGTTTTTGCACTGGAGCCTTCTTTTACTACAAAGCCAGGGAAGCCAGTAATAAATCGTTTAATTAATACATATAAATGGGATGTAGAAGATGCATCTAAATGGATAACAGAAGATTCTGATGCTTATTATTATGATATTCTTAATAGGGAAGAAAATGCGTAAATCTTTTGAATTTTTTGAAAATGATCAAAATGTTATTTTAACAGTAAAAACTCTTTGTCCAGAAAAATGGTTATTGATTGACAGAGAAACTGGACAGATATATCAGGGTAATGTTGGTGGATATTGGGATAGATTGGATCCAGTTATTAAACTTGACAGGGATATACTATGAGTGCTAAACTATATGCAAGCGAGGCTTGGCTCCGTAAAAGATTTGTTATGGATAAGAAGTCTCCACAGGATATTGCCAAGGAGTGCGGAACTAGTGTTGAAACTATATATGTATACCTTGCTAAATTCGGACTAAGGAAATCAAAACGATGAGTTTAAAACCAGTTTTTCCAGACATAAAAGATTTTAGATGTGAAGATTTATATTTACTTACAGTAGGAACGTCTGCTGGTAATGAAATATGGACTGCGTGTCATGAAATTGCACATATGCTTATTGAAAAAAATATTGCCTATGGTAACTCAGCTTTAGATCCTGTTCGTATATTTTCAAAGGCGGGACCAAGAGAGCAGCTCCATGTCCGTATTGATGATAAATTAAATAGACTAATGAAGGGTACAGAGTATCCAGGTGATAATGACATTGACGATTTAATTGGATATTTAGTATTGTTAAAAATAGCAAAGGCAAAAAATGGCAACTGAGGCAGAATTAATAAATCATCTTGATGAAGTAAATAAGGTTGTTTCTGAATATTTAAAAGGTCAGGATCCAACTAAAATTTCTAAAGATCTTGACATGCCAAGAACTCGTGTTGTTGCACTAATTAATGAATGGAAAGTCATGGCATCTGCTAATGATGCTATTCGTGCTCGTGCTAAAGAGGCTTTAGCTGGTGCAGACACACATTACAGTAGATTAATAACAAAAGCATACGAAGTTATTGATGAAGCCTCACTAAATAATAATCTTAGTGCAAAGACACAAGCAATTAAGTTAGTTGTTGATATTGAAAAATCTAGAATTGAAATGTTACAAAAAGCTGGATTGCTTGAAAATAAAGAGCTTGCAGAAGAAATGATTCAGATTGAAAAGAAACAAGAAGTATTAGTAGAAATATTAAGAGATATTGCATCAAGCCATCCAGAAGTTCGTGATTTAATTATGCAACGCCTTTCTCAGATATCTAAAGAGAATGAGGTGATTACAATTGTCCATGATGTTCAATGAGTTTCTTGAGGTATTAAAAGAAAACCATTTTGACGAAAATCCAGTAGACGCAAAAACATTCGTTGAGTCTCCTGATTATCTTGGACAGCCACCGCTATCTTCAATTCAATATGACATAGTTGAAGCAATGAGTCAGATTTATCGTAAAGAAGATTTACAAGAATTGTATGGTTCTGTAGAAGGATTAAATTATTATGAAAAATATACTAAAAATGAAATTATTCTACAACTTGGCAAGGGATCTGGAAAAGACTTTACTTCTACCGTAGCGTGTGCATATATTGTTTATAAACTTCTTTGTTTAAAAGATCCTGCTAAATATTTTGGTAAGCCAAGCGGAGATGCTATTGACCTAATTAACGTTGCTATTAACGCACAGCAAGCTAAAAATGTTTTCTTTAAAGGTTTTAAAACAAAGATTGAAAAGTCACCATGGTTTGCTGGTAAATATAATGCAAAGGTAGACTCAATTGAGTTTGATAAATCTATTACAGTTTATTCTGGTCACTCAGAAAGAGAGTCACATGAGGGTTTAAATATTATGCTTGCAGTGCTTGATGAAATTTCTGGTTTTGCAACTGAGGTTGGAACTGGTAATGAACAAGGTAAAACTGCAGATAATATTTATAAGGCATTTCGTGGTACAGTAGATTCTCGTTTTCCAGATTTAGGAAAAGTAGTTCTTCTCTCATTTCCCCGTTTTCAAGGAGATTTTATTTCAAAGCGGTATGAAGATGTAATTGCTGAAAAAGAAATAATAGAAAAGAAGCATACTTTTATAATGAATGAAAATCTGCCACATGAAGATCCAAGTAATCAATTTGAAATAACATGGGAAGAAGATAATATTATTTCATATAAGGTTCCTAGAGTTCTTGCATTGAAAAGACCTACATGGGAAGTAAACCCAACTCGTAAAATAGATGACTTTAAGTTAGCATTTTATACAGATCTTGGTGATGCAATGATGAGGTTTGCATGTGTTCCAACATTTGCTTCTGATGCATTTTTTAAACAAAAAGATAAATTAGAAAAATGTATGAACTTAAGAAATCCTTTGGATTCATTTAGAAGATTCCAAGAATCTTTTAATCCAGATCCAGAAAAAACTTATTATGTACATGCTGACCTTGCACAAAAACACGATAAATGTGCTGTTGCAATTGCACATGTTGATAAATGGGTAAATATACAGGTAATTAAAGATTACGAACAGGTTGCGCCCATCGTAATTGTTGATGCAGTTGCTTGGTGGGAACCAAAAGCAGAAGGTCCAGTTAATTTATCTGAAGTAAAACAATGGATTATTAATCTTCGCAGACAAGGTTTTAACATAGGAATGGTTTCTTTTGACCGTTGGCAGTCATTTGATATTCAAAATGAATTACAAGCTGTTGGTATAAAAACTGAAACTGTGTCTGTTGCTAAAAAACATTATGAAGATTTAGCAATGATGATTTATGAAGAAAGAGTAGTAATGCCTATGATTCCATTATTACTTGAAGAAATGAGTGAGCTCAAGATTATGAAAAATAATCGTGTTGATCACCCACGTAAAAAATCTAAAGACTTAGCAGATGCTGTTTGTGGGGCGGTGTTTGGAGCAATATCTCATACCCCTAAGAATACTAATCTTGAGATTGATATACACACATGGAGTTCTTCTACCAGACTTGCAGAAAAACAAAGGTCTATGGTAGAATTAGACAACAAGGAAATACCTGACGATGTTAGAGATTTTCTTGATAAATTAAACATAATATAAATAACAAGGAGAAAAATGAATTCATTTAAAAAGATTGCTTTGGTTATGGCTGCAGCCGTATCAAGCACATTTTTGGTTGCAATTCCTCAAGCTTCCGCAGCAGTAAGTGGTGGATATGAATTATCCGCTTCTCTTTCTGATGGTGCTCGTGGTGTAACCGTACTAACATCTGATGCTGATAAGGCAGAAGCTGGAGTTAATGCAGTTGTTGCTTTGACTACTGCTGATACGCTTGCAGCAACAGCCAATGATTATGTATCTTTAGAAATTTCTGGTCCTGCTATTTTTGGTTCTTATACAGAAGCAGGTAGCAATGGAGCAGATCTATCTCTTACAGATCTTGGTAAAACATTTACATTTACTGCTGGTACAACTAGCAAGGTAAATCTTCCTTCACCAGTATTGGTTAACGTTACTGGAGCAGGCACAGTCACAATTACACAAAAGAAAAAGGTTGGTTCAACTATTTCTGTAATTGATATCAAAACAATTTATGCAGGTACAACTGCAAAGACAAATGTATTTTCTGTAGCAGACTCTTTGGGTCGTGTTCAAGATACATCAACTGCAGGTACATTAACTTCGTCTGCTGATGTTGCTGGTTCAACAACAGTAGTAAATGAAGGAACTGCATATGTAAATGTTTTGGCACGAGATGGTTGGGCACAAACAATGTCTACAAGCGGAGTATTGCAAGCAACTGCAACTAATGGCGCTATCGTAGCATTTGATGCTGCTCCATCTACAGAAGTTTCTTTTGCTGCTAAAACAGGTACTGGTGGAGTTCTTCACATTAAGCAGGGTACTGCTAATGCAAACAAGCCAGTAACAACAACAATTACAGTTTCATTTAATGGTGTAAACTTTGTAAGCAAAACAGTTACATTTACTGGTCGTGCAGAGTCTATTGTAGTTTCTGGCGTAGATATTGCACAGTCAAATGGAGCACGTACAGGAACATATGATTTTGTAGTTAAGGATGCTGCTGGCAATCAGTTGGCTGGAGTTACTCCAACTGCTGATACCACAAAGTATACTTCTCAAGTCACTGCTGTTTCTGTAGGTGGCGCTTCATCTGCTACTGCAGTTCAGACTGGTGGATGGACATGTGCTGCAACTTCTGGTTCAGCAACTGTTCGTATTGCACATACTCGTGCAGATGCAACAACAATCTACTCAAATGATTTTGTGGCAGCCTGTGCTGGTGGTGTAAATAAGTACACCGCAACTCTTGACAAGACAACACCTTATAAGCCAGGTGAAATTGCAACACTTACAATTACAGCAACAGATATTAATGGTGCTAAGGTTCATGGTGGAGCAACTCTTGGTGCTGGTGTAGCAATTTCTGGTGGTCAATTAACTCCAGTTGCTGCTCCAACATCTGCAGATGCATTTGATGTAGCAGGTACACGAACAATTAAGTTCACTGTTGGAAATACAACTGGATCATTTAATATGATTGTAGATCTTCCAGCATATGTTGCTACTGATTCTGCAAAGACAGTTGCATATACAATTGCTGATGGTGCAGTATCTAATGCTGAAGTTCTAAAAGCAATTGTTGCACTTATTGCTCAAATTAATAAGCAAATTGCAGCACTACAGAAATTGATTCTAGCAAAGAAGTAATTTCTTAATAAATTAGAGGGTAGATTAATTTCTACCCTCTTTTTTATTTGTAATTTTAAGTCTAATAAAACAAATAATGATATAATTAGCTTACAATTACACATTAGGAGATCAAACAGAATTGGGTAATCTCAAGCGCAAACTAATTATGGGGCTTGGGGTTTTAGTATCAGTAACAGTTTTTCAGATAATGGCTCCAGATTCTGCTGGTGCTACAGAAAATCAAGAACAAGTTATTGTTAGTCCTGCTCAACAAGCAGTTAATACAGCACTAGGAATAGCTACTACAGCCGTTCAAGAGGCTATAGATGCCACTGCAAGTGCTTTAGTTGAAGTATCACAAGCACAAACCGAATTATCTCAAGCACAGTCTGCCGTATCTACTTTATCTCAATTAATATCTACAGCACAAACTGAAGTAAATAATGTTCAAACTGCAATTAATACTGTTAATAATATTAATATTGCAGTTACTCCAGTAGATCAAGGTTCTCAAGTAATTCAAGATGCTAAAGATACAGTTATTGATGCTCAGGCTGCTATAAATAATATTGATATAACTACCGTTCAAACAGAAATATCTCAATTAGTAACTGCTAGAACTGAAGCGGTAACAGCACAGACAACAGCTCAAACAGAATTAACTCAAGCAAATATTGCTATTGATAATGCTCAAACAGCAGTAAATAATTTACAAGCAACCATTGGAACAACTACCAATGTTTTGGCTGGTGTAGATGATGCTGGAATAAGAATGAATCTACCTTTTGCAATGCAAATGGGCGGAACCTTATATAATGATATATATGTAGGATCAAATGCAACTATCACATTTGGCGTAGATCAAGGTTGGGTATATTATCAAACTCCAGACGCTCCTTCGGTTTCTATTGCTGGATGGGACTGGACAACCTGGAGTACAGGAACTGGAATTACATATTCAACCACAGGCACAAGTTTAGATATTGCTTGGGATGTTCGCCCATTCCCGCAACAAGATGCTTCTACTCAAATGGTTCAAATTAGATTTAATGCTGATGTAAATCCAAATGATGGTGCATGGATAGCAAATGTAACAGCAGTTGGTCCAATACCAGCACAGGCAAGATTTAATTATAGAGAAACAACTAATGGAACAATTATTCCAATTACAGATACTAACTCTGGTTCTGGATTTGCAGGACAGATAAGTCAAGGTAATTCATTTACTCCATATGTAGATCCAAATACTTCTTCTGTTCAAGCAGCCGTAGATGCAGCAAATGCTACAATTACCCAACTTAATCAAAGTCTTTCTCCAGTTGTTGCACAAAATGCTATTAATAATTCTGCAATTTCAAGCCTTCAATCACAAATTAATACATTAAATAATACGGTTGGACAAAAAACAACATTACAAAATACTCTTAATACAAGATCTGCAACATTAACTACTGCTATTAATAATAGAATTCCTACTCCAGCACCAATACTTGCAGCACCAGTTGTTCAAGGAACGACAGTCATTATTGCTCCTGAATTACCAGCAGGGTATACAGCAAACACCTGGTTCTATCAAGTAATATCAAATGATCCAGAAGCAGCAAACCCATACGAAGGACAAACCTTAAATACAGATGGTGCTCCAGAGTCTATTGAGTTAACTGGTTTGACAGAAGGTGCTTCATATACTATTAGAGTTGCTAACTGGTCTGGACCTGTAAGTCAATATACTGAAACTGTTATTTCTATACCCGCACCACAAAGTTCTAATCTAACTGGAGGTGGATCAAATATTAATATTGGCGAACAAAATCCACCAATTGATCCCACTCCAGTTGAACCTGAGCCAGTAGAGCCTGTGGAACCAGAGCCAGTTGATCCTGTTGATCCAACTGACGAAACACCTTCTGAAGGTGATGAACCTCAAGATACGGATACACCTGGATCTGATGAGCCTTCATCCAATGACGGACAAGATAATAATCCTGAAGAAAACCAGGGTACGGATGATAACTCACAAGACAATGATACATTATCTGTAGAAGAAATACAAGAGGCTGTAGGAGAATTAATATCAGATGGTGCAATTACAGAAGCAGATGTTGAGGCAGTTGTTGAAGCCTTATCTGCAGATGGAGAAATAACAACAGCAGAAGTAGTAAATTTATCTGAAGCATTATCAGAAGATGGTGTATTAACTTTAGCAGAAAAAGATTTAGTAGCAGAGGTATTAGTTGAGTCTGCAGAAGGTGCTCCAGTTGAAGCATCTGCCATTGCAGCAGCGGGACTTGAATATAGAGACCTTCCACCACAAATACCAGTAGAGGTAAGAGAAGATGCAAATGGTAATCCTGTTGTTATTACAGCAGAGGTAGCATCAGCGTTATTAACTTTAGAAAGTCCAGCAGCATTGGCTGGAGCAATAGTTGGATGTTTTAATCCAGATGAGGCTATTGAAGGTTTAACAGAAGAACAAAAATGTGAAGTATTTAAGGCCCTTGCAAATATAGGTGCTGACATGTCTCCACAAGAAAGACAAAAAGCCAAAGAAGTTCTTGTTGCAGCTATTTTAGTTGGACAGGTAATTCTAGGTAGTTCAATACTAAGAATAAGAGGATAAAAATGGAATGGTTAAAAAAGAGAATTATGGCAATTCTCAGCGAAAACTTTACATTTCTTGGCTTCTTTGTAGCATGGGTGGTTTTAGAGGGTAGCGCAAAAACAGTCGTAGGGTATGTAACTTTGGCGTCTGTGGCCATATGGTTCTTAACTATTGGCATTCGTGAAGATAACGAAGATTAATGCTATAATAGTGTTATGACAATCCGTAACATTATTGGTTCTTGCCTGTTAGCATTGACGCTAACTGGATGTGGGTATGACGGTCACTACCGTTATCCATGCCAAGACCCAGCAAATTGGGAAAATGCAGAATGTAAACCACCAATTTGTACAGCTAACGGGGCATGTCCAGAAGACTTATCCGATCATGAAAAGGTGGGGGAAACAACAAATGGCTAAAGAAAGATTAACTCCTCAAGAGTTAGATGCAAGATTAAAGTTTATCTTAGGAATTACTCTAGGTTCAATTTTGTTTATAACTGCAACAGGAATTATGTACGCATTAATATTTGTAACACAACCAATTACAGGACAATCTGAAAATGATAAAATGTTCTTCAATGTTCTTGGTTCTGTTGCAACATTTATTACAGGAACACTTGCAGGATTATTAATTGGTCAGTCAGGTGCTAAAGATGTAATGGCTGCACAATTAGCAAACAAAGAAATGGATGCTAAAAATACGCAGGCAGATAAAAAATTAGAAGCAGAAATTGATGAAGCTAAAGCACGTAGATTAGCAAAACCAGATGGTGCAATGCCAGAAGAACAACCAGTTGATACAGATTGGGATAAATAATCATGGCAGACCAGGGTACAGCAGAAAAATTTATTGAAATAGCATTAGCAGAAGTAGGAACTATAGAAGGTCCTAAAGACAACGAGACAAAGTATGGAGCGTACACCAAGGCTAATTTCCAACCTTGGTGTGGAAGTTTTGTAATGTGGTGTGCAAACGAAGCAGGTGTCAAAGTTCCAAATACAGTTTATACTCCAGGAGGTGCTGCAGCATTTAAGAAGGCTGGCAACTGGATTGATGGAGACATTGCTGATCCTGAGCCAGGAGATGTTGCTTATTTTGATTTCCCCTCAGATGGCGTTGATCGTATTTCTCATGTCGGAATTGTTATTAAAGATAATGAAGATGGTACGGTTTGGTGCGTTGAGGGCAACACTTCTGGTGATGCAAAAGGAAGCCAAAGAAATGGTGGAGAAGTCTGCAAAAAGCTTCGTGCATATAAGAAAAATAAAAAGAATGTAATGGTTTCTATTGTTGGTTTTGGTCGTCCTAAATTTGGTGGAGCATCTGCTACGCCTGCTAAAAAATCACAAAATAAATCAAAAACTTGCCCAACTTGTGGACAATTAATAAAATAAACATAGTTGACTAAAAAAATACATTTGGTATACTTTATATAGTATAGAATCAGGGGTAAGTTTTGCTAACAGTTCCAGATAAAACAATTGCTTTTATTCCATTAATTCCTAGTCAGGGCGTTGAGCCTTTTGACATGAACATATCAACATTTTTAAAACCACTAAATGAAGATCATAAAAGAGATTGGTTTACTCCAAATTTTTATAGATGTTTGCCATTATCAATAGGAAATATGCAAGGTTTTGTTTTTAGTTCTCCATTTACTATAGAAGTTTTTTGGAATGGTGGAGATAGCGTAGAAGATCTTTCTATATATTTTGATGATGACTCTGATCTTGAAATTAAAAATATGAATCATGTATATTTTACTTCAGAATTTGGTCATGGAATATTGACAGCACATTTTCCAGTAATGTTAAAAACTCCTCCAGGAATAAATTTAATGACAATTGCTCCACCAAATTATCCACTACCAGGCATTAGTCCAATGACTGGAGTTGTTGAATGTGATAATTTAAGATTTACATTTACATTAAATTTTAAAATAGATTTACCAAATAGCAAAATTACAATCAAAAAGGGATATCCTATGATGGGTATTTTACCTATACCAAGATACTTCTGTGATTCTTTTAAATTAGTAAATGCATATGATGTTTTTGATGAAAAAGATGTTGAAGAAGAAAGAAAAATTGCAAATGATCAAAATATTTTTAGAAATATACAAATTAAAAATAATTATGGATCTAAAGGAGATTATTTTAAAGGCATAGATTTTTATAAAAACAAGTTTAAAGATCATCAACTTCCGAAGGGTAAAAAATGACTTGTATAGCAGTAGTACGTGATTTACAAAATAATAAAATTTGGATGGCTGGAGATCGTGGCATATCAGATGAAAATACTATTAACGTTGGATCAAGTCCTAAAATTTGGAAAAAAGATGGATATTTATTTGGCTATGCTGGTTCTATGGATGGAGATAGAATAAAACATTTATTTGTGCCACCAATGTATGAGGGTCGTGGAAGCGTAGATAAGTTTATGTATAGTAAATTTCTTAAAGCACTTAGAAAATTTTATGAAGAATGGTGGGTAGATACAACAAGTTCTTCTGATTTTGGAATGATTATTTGTACTCGTGGAAAAATCTATGAGCATAGTGCAGTAGATATGTCATTAACTCAATATGAACAAGACTACTTAGTAATGGGGTCTGGTGGAGACTTGGCTATGGGCTCTTTATATTCAACACAGAAACAAAAAGATGGTCGTAAAAGGGCAGTACAGGCAGTAAGTGCAGCAATAACACATTCTCCATCTTGCAAGGGTCCGATTGACATTCTGAGTATTTAGGATTATACTTAATATATGAATCATTTAAATGAAGAAGATTTATCATCAGATGAACAAGAATTTGGTGTTTGGTTACAAAACGGTATTGAAAGAGGTTGGGTAACTGATCCATATTGCGTAACTCATGATGGTGGTATGGAGTATATGAGTGAAGAAGAGCTAGAAGAATGGGACCAAGGTGGAGATCCATGTCAGCATGTAGTAAGAATAATGATATAAATTAATAATATGATAATTAATCAAGACGATGGGCTAGAGGTTCCAGAAAAAACTATTGCATTTTTTCCAGTGACTCCAAGTAACAATTTAAAACCTTTTGAGTTAAATGATATTGGATTATTTTTAAGACCATTAAATTTAGATCATAAAAGAGAATGGTTTAAACCAAACTTTTATAAATGTTTACCTTTATCAATTGCAAATATGCAAGGATTTGTTTTTTCTTTACCATATAAATTTAGTGTTTTATGGAACGGAGGAAGCTCTAAGGAAGATATTTATATAGAATATTATGAAGATTTTGAAAAATATAAAGGTACAAATTTTATTACTCCAATATCTGTATTTGGTGATGGAATTTTTACTATACAATACCCACTAACCTTAAAAACTCCTCCTGGTGTTAACTTAATGACAATTGCCCCTCCAAATTTTCCTCTTGCTGGATTAAGTCCAATGTCTGGAGTTGTAGAGTCTGATAACCTTAGATTCTCTTTTTCTTTAAATATAAAAATAGATTTATCAAATGTAAAAATAATAATAGAAGAAAATACTCCGTTAATCGGAATGTTACCAATACCAAGATATTTTTGTGACTCTTTTGAATTAAAAAATGCCTATGATATTTTTGATAAAAAAATTGTAGAGGAAGAAATAAAAGTAGTAGATGAGCATTCGTCAAAAAGAGATTCTGATAATGAAAAAGGATTTAAACCAGATAAGACTTATTTTACTGGACATGATGTTAGAGGAAATAAATTTAAAGATCATCAGCTTCCAAAGAAAAAATAAACTTGACTTTTTTTACAGCTTTCTGTATACTTAATACAAGAAAAAGTTATATTGATTAATTTATAACTTAAAATAATTAAAATATAAAAGGAGAAAAATGAAGAAAATTTCTTTTTTAATGTCTAGCATTATTATGGCATTAAGCATTACTATCTTGTCTTTTAACACAGCAAAAGCAGAAGAGTGCAGCGTATCTAACCCATGTGATAACTGGGCATCAGTAGATGCAAACGGTGTTGTTACAAATGTTATTGTTTGTCAAATGAGCGTTTGCGGTCAAGACGGATCTTGGGGTGGAATAGATCCAAACAATGGTAATAGGTTAGTTCCTCAAACTTCTGGTAATCGTTCTACAGGAGATGTGCAGGGAACTTCTGGATATATTGGAGATCCATCAAGAGGTTCTGTTGTTATTGAAAATAATGGAGTTTTTACAATTATTGAAGGAGAAACTAAAACTGTAGTTCAAGATGGTGTAGAATTAACAACTATAGTTCCTGAAACAAAAAGAAGTTTTACTTTTAATTCCTCAATAGGTAAATTATACAATGAAATTGAAATGCAGGCTGTTTCTCCAGAACAAAATACAACTGCAACTATCAGTGCAAAAAGACAAACATCAACTAACTTAATTTTAGAAACTAAAACATTTCTTGAAAGAAAAACTGTTGATGAGGTCATAGATGAAGTTAGTTCGGATGGATTAAGCTTAATTTTATCTAAAGTTGAAATATTTCTAAATATGCTTGGTGCTTGGGTAAAACCTTAGAAATATGCTATAATTATGCTGTACCTGCCAAATGGGGGTACAGCATATGACTCGCTGAAAAGGAGAATAAAATGGTAAGTTCATTTGCACTGGATCTATTTAAAGATCCATTTTTTATTGGTTTCAACCGTGAGTTGGACCGTCTTTCAAATATACATCGTGAGGCAATTCGTCAATCATATCCGCCATATGATTTGGTAAAGATTGATGAAGATACTTACAAACTATCTTTAGCTCTTGCTGGTTTTAGTAAGAATGAAATAGAAGTTTCTGTGGATAATGGAAGTTTAATTGTTAAGGGTGAGAAAGCCGAAGAAACTTCTAATGAAGTTTTACATAAGGGTATCGCAGCAAGAAAATTCACACGCACCTTTGCTCTTGGAGAGTATATGGAGGTTGATCGTGCTGAAATGGCAGACGGTATTCTTGATGTCTTTGTGGAGAGAAACATTCCAGAAGAAAAGAAACCAAAAACAATCAAAATCAAATAATAAAGCAACCTGAGCAAGTTGTAAAAAGGCTCAATCTCTGATACACTTATACATAAGTAGTTAGGAATAATGTGCCAGTTTATGATTACAAATGTTCAAAATGTTCTATAGTTATAGAATTTAGTAGAGGATTTGGAGAAGATAGAGAACCAACTTGTTGTGGACAATCAATGACACGACAATGGAGCTCTCCTGGAGTTATTTTTAATGGTAAAGGTTTTTATTCAACAGATTACAGAAAGTAGATGTATAATAACAATATGACTAGTATTATTCAAGAACATCCAAGTGCAGTATCTAAACAATATGTATTAAATGCTAATGATCGCTGTGATCAATGTACTGCACAAGCTTTAGTAAAAGTTGTAGGGGTTGCTGGAGAACTTACATTTTGTGGACATCACTATGAAAAAATAATGAACAACCCTTTGTCTTATAAAAAAATGTTAGAGTTTGCAATACAATATATTGATGAACGAGATAAAATAGTAGAAAGTTCTAACTAATGTACCAATATTATGTAAGAGAAGTAAAAGGCGTTGTTGATGGAGACACAATTGATGTTGTAATTGATCTTGGTTTCAATGTCTTATTTGAACAGCGTGTTCGTCTGGCTGGAATTGATACCCCAGAATCAAGGACATCTGATAAGTTTGAAAAAACTCTTGGTCTTGAGGCCAAGGAGTATCTTAAGAAGCAACTTAAAGATGCTAAGTCAATTGTAATCAAAACAGAAAAGATGGACTCATCTGAAAAATATGGTCGTATTTTAGGATGGCTATATGCTAATGGTGACACAGAGTCTATTAATGATAAGATGATTAATGATGGATATGCTTGGGGATACCTTGGCGAAACCAAAATTAAAGATTTTGCAGCCTTGGCAGCACAAAGAAAAAAGTCTGGTAAATGAAAACAATTTATTATTTTACAGCAGACTGGTGTTCTCCATGCAAAAAAACACGGCCAATAGTTGAAGAACTTAATCGTGAACAAACTAGAGCAGGATTTCAAATTATAGATGTTGATTCTGAATTTGATCTTGCACATAAGTTTGAAATAAAATCAATTCCAACCTTTATCTTATTTGATAATGGGGTAGAAAAGAAGAGAGCAGTTGGGGCTCAAACAAGAGAACAGCTATTGGAGTTAATAAACCATGAAGAAGTTACTGAAGAGAATGTTTAATCCAGACGGAAAAGATATGAACTCAAAAGAAAATGATATGATTGAAAAATTAATTCTTGCTGGAGCCTTAGAGATTGCTGCAATAGACTCAGAAGATGGATCAATATTATATTCTTTTACTCCAAAAATTCAAGAGGTAATGCCAGATCTTTATCATGAACATATTAATAAGGTTAATGCTGAATTACTTAATTTATGGGAAAGAGGCTATGTTAATATAGATTTTTTATCTGATGACCCAAAGGTCACCCCTGCAAAAAAATCTTTTAATGATGAAGAGCTTTCTAGCCTAAATAAACAAGATCGCTGGTATCTTGAAGAATTGAAGCGTTTAGCTAGGTTTAATCCTAAACCTGAGTAGTCTAAACCCTGATATAATAGCTGTATAGTATTGGAGGTTTATCATGCCAGTAGGCGGAAAAGGAAAGCCAGCGGGTGGATATCGTGCTGGTAAAAAAGGTACATACGGCTGTGATGGCTATCCAACTGTAAGTGCAGATGGAACAGTTCATGGATGTCATCCAACAAAAGCTAGAGCACAGGCACAAGCACGTGCAATTTGGGCAAGTGTTGCTCGTAAATCTTTACCATCCGTAGAAAAAGCAATGGTTGCTGAGGGCGACTTTGTTATGTTTATTTGCGAAGAAGATGAAATTAAAGTTGGTCAAGTTGAACATGTTATGACTGAAGGAATATTTGGATTAACTGGATCAGAGTATGCAATGGAAGCAAATCCAACAGATCCAGTTTTATCTATTCGTGTATTTGAAGAAGAAGATGGTGTTTGGGAGGCAACAGAAGAGTTGCGTGGTCATAGGGCATCTGAAGCAGTAAAAATTGAATCAATTCCAGTATCAGTTGAAATGGTTATGGAAATGGGATCAAATGGATCTGGAATACCATCAACACCACAAGAATCAGATTTAGAAGCAATGTACAATACACAAATTGGAAAATCATATCAATCAGATAATGAAGATGAAGACAAGTGGGACAATATTACTAAGGCTTGTTGGGTTGGATATGAACAACAGGGCATGAAAGAAAAAAATGGGCGAATGGTTCCAAATTGTGTTCCAGTTAAAAAATCTGATGAAATTGATAAAGCAAAAAAACCAAACTATGATGAATTTATTAAACCACGTAGTGGTGGTAGCGAACCATCAAATGCAAAATTATATGCAAGAATTATTCAAGAGGCAAAGGATAAATTTGATGTATATCCATCTGCTGCTGCTAATTCTTGGGTAGTTCAAGAATATAAGCGCCGTGGCGGTACATATAAATCAGAAAAACGTGAGTTTTCTGGTGCAACTCGTGAAAGAATGGCAGAATCTGGAACTGCGATGCCAGATGGATCATTTCCAATTGCAAATCGTAATGACCTAATGAATGCAATTCGTTCTGTTGGTCGTGCAAAAAATTATGCTGCTGCAAAAGAACACATTATTCGTCGTGCTCGTGCACTTGGGGCAATGGATATGCTTCCAGAAGACTGGCGGAATAAGGCAACTAAAGGCATGGGGAATTGGTCTGGATCAATATTTGATCTAAATCCATTTACAAAATAATGTCATCATCTGGATCTTATAAAAGAAGTGATAGTTTTAACCCAGTTCAAATAAAAAATGGAATGATTGTTCGTCTTCGTAAAGATGGAACAATTAAAGCAGTACTAGGAAAATACGGGGAGTATAATAAAAATGTCAAATAGAATGAAAATTGTACAGCCTTCAGATTTACATAAAGCTGAAACATATACACCAACATCTGGTATGAAAGCTGCTGCTCGTCGTGCTCTTAAATGGAAAGAAGATGGCAAGGCAAAAGGTGCTGGTACACCAGTAGGTTGGGGACGTGCAACTGATATTGTTGCTGGCAGAGGAATGTCTTTAAGTACCGTTAAAAGAATGTATTCATTTTTTTCTCGTCATGAGGTAGATAAAAAAGGTAAAGGATTTTATGATGGTCCAGAATTTCCATCAAATGGAAGAATTATGTGGGATGCATGGGGCGGAGATGCAGGATTTTCTTGGAGTCGTTCAATTGTTGAAAGAGAAAAGAAAAAAGCAGAAAAGGTTTGGCAAGGATCTGCTTTTAATTTAAAAAAATAATAGGGGGTAATTATGGATAATTTATCAAATAATGATTTAGCTCAACTTTTAGCTTTTTATAAACAAAAGCTTTCAGATACAGAGCTAGAATTACTAAAACTTCAACTAAAAATAAACGAATTAAATTCTGTTATTTTAAGTAAAACAGAAACTTCAAAAAAATCTAAATAAAAAAATGGAATATTTATTGATTATTGGCTTGACTTTTGTTTTGTCATGGTCTATAATTAAAATATCAAATAAAAAAAGAATTAAATTTTTAACTAAGTCTAGATATAGACAAAGCGATATTTATGAAATGGTTAAGGATGCAGTTCCAAAAAAAATATTTGATAAGCCAAAGATTGTAACACAATCAGAAAAACATACTCAAAAGAATATGCTGAAAGTTGTTATGAATAATGGTAAAGCATATTGGACAGTAGATAATGTGTTTTATAGTGCTAAAGCTATTAACGGAAGAATAGATGAAGAAACTATAAAAGAATTAGACTTTGAAGATATGTCAAAAGATGAAATGATTAATATGTTATCAATACTTGATGACTTAAAAAAGGAATAAATACTAATGATAGTGGCAGTGCAGGGGACAAAACAGTTCAGTGACTATAATATATTTTTACGTGCTATTAGTGTTGCTTTGTCAGCAATGGATAAAGAAGATAAAGAATTTATAATTTATTCTGCTGGTCCAGCAAAAATAAATAGTTTTGTATCTGAGTTTTGTAATTTATCTGAAAGAGGCATGAAAGCAAGAGGTAAAAAAATTAAATTTTACAATGCTGCGCCTATTTGGATTGGAGAAAATATCAATCAGGTTAACTATTTTGTTTATTTAAGCAAGCCAAATGAAAAAAAATCAAAATTAGTTGTTGAAGCTGAACTAAACAATATTGAAGTTGGAATTTTTAAATACTGAGGAGATATATGATAATTAAAAGTTTAAACACTATGGAAAAAATTGTTGCTAAAAATAAAAATTTATTGTGGCGTGGCTGGGACATAATTGATCTCAAAGAGTCTGATATTGCAAAAACCTCTCCAATTGGAATTAGGGTTAATAATAAGTGGTACATACATAAAATATATAGACCTAATCGTAATGGCTGGGATATACCGAATAAGTATAGGGAATAAATTGAAACAGCATCTTTGGAAAGATCAAGCCTTATGTTTAGGAACTGATACTAATATTTTTTTTGATACATATGAAGATAACGCACAAAGTAGATATTTTGTAGATTCTTTATGCCGTTCATGTCCAGTAAGAAAAACATGCTTTGCTAATGGTGTATCTGGTAAAGAGTGGGGTGTTTGGGGCGGGGTATACTTAGAAGGTGGAGAAATATCAAGAGAATTTAATAAACATAAAAATAAACAAGAGTGGTCATATACTTGGCAATCCTTAACTATGGAATAAAATGTATACAGATAATATGCGTAGAGTTGTTCATTCTATTCCTGCCCCAAAAGGATTTGGAGTTCAGATTATTGACAACAAACACTTTCTTACTGTAAAATTAGATGAGAAAAAGTTTTTACATATGGTTCATGATGAAAAAATATTAGCCTTACAATATGTTGTAAAACTAAAAAAAGCTTTAGAAGACTGTGGAGCAATAGTCTTGGTAACGAGAGAGGCAGTAAAATGATCAAACATATATTTATGACATTAGTTTGTAAATTTAAATCTCATAATTGGATAGAAGCTGGATCTTGTCCATTTACTGGTAAAAATTATAAAGTATGTTCTAAATGTGAAAAAATGGCCATCAATGAAAAATAAATTTTTTATATTTTTATTTTTAATTTTAGGTGTTATAGGATTGACTGCATATCTAATTTCAAGTATAATGAAAACTCTAGAGATTGATTCTTTTGATATTGAAAAAGAAACTGAAGATGAGGACTTTTAGTGCAAACATTTCTTCCAGCATCTAATTTTACTAAATGTGCAAAACTACTTGATAGTAAAAGATTAAACAAACAGATTCTTGAAGGTTATCAAATACTTAATGTTAATTCTGGTATGTCCAAAACTGGTGGTTGGCGTAATCATCCAGCAGTCTTAATGTGGAAAAATCACGAAGGTAGTTTGTTAGAATATATTACGGAAATGATTAAAGAAGCAAAACTTCGTGGTATTAATACACAGGGCAATGAAAATAATATATTAATACTTAAAAATAAAGTTGGTAGTAGTTGGAATTATGAAGCACCAGAATGGATGTTTGATAATAATAAGTTTATGAGAGTAATTACAACACACAGAGTTAATTTATATAAAAAAGATCCTCTTTATTATGCAAGATTCCAGAATTCTCTGTGGAGCCCATGGAATACTCCGTGCTGTCCAGAACGTAAAACTCCATGCCAGTATTACTGGGTAACTCATAACTCTATGAATAAGGTACAATAGATACTATGGAGACCGTTCTTTTGATATTTTTTGCTACACTATCTCTTTCTTTTGGTATTGCTTATCTTGCTGTTTTTGGTCAATTAAAAAAATCTAATATATTGGCTGCTGAACTTTTTATAAAAAATAAAGCATTAGAAGAAATAAATAATCAATTACAACAACAAGATTTTTCTTCAGACGCTGAAACTCATAAAGAAAACTTTATTAAATTTCTTTCAGATTCAAGAGATTGGGCTTTTGAATATATTGAAAAATCTCAAACAACGATAAAAGAAGTTTCTAAAGAATTAGAGAAAAATGGATTAAAATCATATTCAGATAAACTACTTACTCTTTTACCAGAAATAAACAATGATAGACGCTAGAGGAATTCCTACTTGCATCTGTCCAGAATGTGGAGGTAAACTTTTTCATGCTGTAATATCTTTTAATCCTGAAACATACATGATAGGTATGTACCATCTTGATATTCAGTGTAACCAATGTGGAGCTTTGTGTACTGCACCAACTCCAGACGATATACCAAAGGAAAAAATATGAAAGAAATTTTATTATCAACATTAACAGGTTTTGGATGCGGTGTTGTATTTGCTGCATTCAAATTGCCAGTACCAGCGCCACCAGTATTCGCAGGAGTTGCGGGTATTATGGGGCTTTGGGCTGGCTATGCTATACTAATTAAAGTTCTATCCTAGGAGGTCAAAATGACAGAGAAAGAACTAAAAGCAATGCTTGCATCTTACGGACGTTCCGTTGTTGGTGCAGTTGCAGCACTATACGCAGCAGGAGTAACAGATCCTAAAGATCTATGGGCAGCACTTTTGGGTGCTATTATTCCAGTGGCATCTCGTGCACTAAATCCAAACGATCCAGCATTTGGTCGTTTGCCAGCAGCGAAAGCCGTAGATACAGCTCTAAAGGCTGCTAAGGCACCTGCAAAGAAGGCTGCTAAGAAGAAGTAAGCAGTTTGTAAAGGGGGACGATTAATTTATATAGTCGTCCCCTTTTTTACATGGTGAAATATGGATTTTGTTTATATATGTAAAGAAGGAACAAACGAAGAGTTAAAATACTCAATAAGGTCTGTCGTACAAAGTTTTCCTAGTTCAAATATATGGGTTGTAGGTGGTAAACCAGACTGGTATATAGGAAATTATATTGAAATTCACCAAGTTCATACTAAATACAAAAATGCCTATGAAAATCTTAAAGCTATTTGTTCATCAGAAAACATATCAGATCCATTTGTATTAATGAATGATGACTTTTACATTATTAAAAACATAGATAATATTGAAATGTATCATGGCGGTTATCTATTAAATAAAATAAATTTATATCAAAAAATAAATGGCAACTCTAACTATACTAGAAAGCTTGCAGCCACGTATAAAAAAATCATATCTCTTGGAATTGAAAATCCACTAGACTATGAATTACATGTACCAATGGTTATGGAAAAAAATAAACTACAAGAAGTTTTAAAACATAAAGATCAGTTTTTATGGAGATCAATGTACGGTAATTTATATAATGTTGCTGGATCAGAAATGAAAGATGTAAAAGTTTATACAAAAGGACCTTTGGTTTTTAAGTCCTACAGTTTAGATATAGATCAACATAAATATTTATCAAGTGCAGATAGCTCATTTCAGATTATTTGGGATAAAATATTAAAGGCACAGTTTAAAGAAAAAACTAGATTTGAGAAATAATATCTAAGTATTTTTGTTTTAATACTTCTGGAGAAAAATTGTTATATCCAATTTCAAAAGCTTTTTCTTTTTGTATAGTTTTATCTTTAATTGCCATATAGGTATCAACTATATCTGCTAAAACTTTTGGATGAGCTTCAAACAGATCCATTCTTACTTTAGTTCTTATTGTTCCAATAGAATCTGCCCTTGCTAGCCAATCTAAAGGAAGTATAAAATTATTTGGAGAAATATTAGGCATAAAAACAGGAAGACCACTAAGTAGTGCTTCATTCATTGGTAGGCAAAGTCCAGCATATCTTCTAGGTAAAACCATAGCATCAAAGCCATCATACATTTCTTCTCTATTTTCTGGATTGCCAATTTCTATTTTTAGTCTAGAGTCTCTTACATTTGTTTCTATTTCACTTTGACTTCTAATTACTAACTCATATTCAGCCTTAGAATAGCGCAACATATCAATTACTGTATTTGTGCCATTTCTATCTTTAGATGCTTTTTTTCCACCAATATGCAATATTCTATTATGTGATTTTGACATATTATTTTCTTTTACATTCTTAAATAATTCTGGATCCGTTGGAGGTGGAAGATGTATTAGTTTAGTTTTATTTCCAAACATACTGTCAATCACATCAATATTCCATTTACTTGGAGCCAAAAGCACGGTAGGTAAGGGAAGAGTAGGATTAGCTAAATGACCAAACAATTCATAGTTATACTGAAGAATTGTTTTTACGTTATATTTATTAGCATATCTAATAAAGTTTTGATCATAAAAAGTTTCACAGCTTAAAACAATATCAACTTCTTTTAAAAACATTTTCATTTGCATAAGCGTTGGAAAACCATTTGTAGTTAAAACATCATATCCTTGATACCATTCTGGATGTTGTTTATTTTTATTAAACGGGGTAGAATCAATTAAAAGAATCTTGTTAGGATTAAGCATATTGACTAGCTCTCTAGTTTGATTACCTAGGCCAGTATTATCAGATCTAGCTATTATTCCTAGTCTCATTCTTTATACCCCCATGTATCATCATCAGTTGTAAATTTGCGTGTTCCTTGTCTGCCATCTAAATGATAAGATCTTTTAATATGTCCATCTGGATGATAAATCCATAACTTATGTTTATCCCAACCACCCTGATCAAAAGAGTTGTTTGGTAAAACATCGTCCTGAACTTTTCCATGAAATGTATCTTCTATAAAAAATCTTTCAATACAATTTTGCATAACTACATCTTTATAATAACTTTTTCTAGAAAGATGTGGTCTTTGACTCCACTGAGCAGTTTTCATAAAATCTCCATCCAAACCAAACATTAAGTGGTTGTGTTCTTTAGGAATTGATGCTTCAAAATGAAATCTAATTGTATTAGCTTTGTCCTGTCTAAACATTTCTAAACATTGTTCCCAGTCTATATACTCATCTGGTGTTAATGGTGCATCACCTTCAACATATAAAAGCAATGGTGTTTTGATTTCGTGCATTGTTTTATGCATCATTGTTGTTTGATGGCTATGCTCATCAAAAACTATTGGAACTATATTTTTATATTTGTGTAAACATTTCCACAGTATTCTATTTTTGTATTCATCGTAATCATCTTTACGATTTTTTTGCTCATCTCTTAGCCCATCAATTTGCATAATAATTTCATTGTTTGGTAGATGTTTTCTTAAATCTTCTATAGTTTGCTCTATCATTTCTGTGCTTGGATGAGCAGGTATAACAGAGGTTGCTAAAATAATCGTTATGCTATCTTTATTCATTTACCTGCCTCATAATCTCAATACCTATATCACGTTTTGCTTTAATCCACCAAGCTACTACTCTATGCATATTTGCTGGATAGTCTTCTAAAAGTTTTGGTACAAGATCTTTAATTTCATTCCAGTTAGTAATAAATTTTACTGGTATATCATATCCAAACACATATTTATAAAATTCATCATGTCTGCCTTTTGAATTTATTAAATCTCCAATAGGGAGACATAACATTTCTATTGCTTCAAAAAATCTAAAGGTATCAACTGTAGCGGCTCCAGAAGGCGCAGGAGCTATCTTAGCGGTTGACATGGCAGCATAGTAGTCTTTAGGATCTCCGCCTTGTGCAAAGCCAGCTGTAGGGTTATAAAGGCTATTTGGCATATCTGGCATGACTTCTGCTAACTGTTGTCGTCTTTGATGGGTAATTTGACCACTAAAATATAAATCATATTTTTTATTTGGATATTTTGGTATCATTTTTTTTAAATGTTGAGGAACTCCAATGGGCAACTTATTGCAATGCTTATGTTGTGGATACGGATACTGAACCCATATTTCTGCATTACTATGATTTATTTTTTTTATATTAAATTTACCTTCTTCATCACCGTTGATAAATAAAACTAACCTTGATATATTTTTTAATTCCTCATTAATTTGTTCTTCATACCCAATATTTTGTGGTCCAGGAATTACAACAAAAGCTCTTTCTGACTTTGGTAAATTAGTTGTTTTAATTTCATCAATTTTGTATTTATTAAAAATTTCTTTTAATAATCCATAATCCCATTTATCAGCAGCGCAATCTTCTTCTTTAACTGAATACAAATATGCTTTTATATTATTCATAATATAAATGAACCTCATGCTGGTAGTCAAGTAAAGACTCTTTATATCCAATCTCAGTCAACCAATATCTAAGATCCCATAAATATTTATTCCAATACATAATCATAAATTCTGGATGACCAGATAGCCAAATTTTTGGTTTATACTCTTTTAATACTTTTTCGGCGCCAGTCAAAACAGCCCATTCACTTCCTTCAACATCAATAGTTATTGCTGTTGGTGGTTTTATTTTATGATCATAAACACAAGAGTCAATTGTAATTTGTCCATATTCGTCTCCTTCTGTATGTAATTCTTTAAATCCATGGGCTGCTTCTATTTGTTGATTTGCTTCTGGTGGAAATTCATTATGATAAATTCTTGTTAAGCTATTATTCTTATTTGATGCAAATCCAGGAATACATGCTAATGGCTTACTTAAATTATTGGCTTCCCAAATTAGTGGATAGTGTGACCAAACTTTTGGATTCGGTTCAAAAATGACAGTTTCTGCTTTCCATATTTGACAAAGAGCAACCATTTCACCTTCCTCTCCACCAACATAATAAATTACATCTCCATGTTTAAGATTTTTATGCATAGAATGTAATCTATTTTTTTCCCATCCTTTTTCTGAATACCATTCTGGTCTTTTTGCACGGTGTTCAGGAAGTACTATTTCAAATTCATTATTAATAATACTTTTAATCATTTGTGTCATTTATTTACCCATATAAAAACTAACTATTTCAGCAATACTTTCCTGCATAGTTCGTTTTGGTTTCCATCCAGTTTTTTCTTGCAATAGAGATGAGTTCATAAATTGTTTTTTAATTTCAAATCCATCACTTTCAATAATTTCGTGGCTAACTGGATTTCCAATTGCATTTTGTACTAAATTAAATACTTCCATTGTTGAATATCTTTCTCCAGATGAAATATTAAATGATGGAATATTATTAACAGTTTCTCCATATTGGAGTATATTTGCATAAGCAGAAACAACATCTTCAACATTTATATATTCACGAATATCTCTTCCGCCATTTCTAATGATAAAAACTGTTTGATCTTTATATGATTTTACAATTCCAGGAATTAATCTTTGAGTATTGTTGTCTCCAGATCCATAAATATTACAAGCACGGGTTGTGATAATTGGCATTTTGTAAGTGTTTCTATATGAGTTACACATTATATCTGTAATAGATTTAGATGCATCATATGGATATATACCATTTAAAACATGATCTTCAAAATATTCATCATTAGTAAGTTCGCCATATGCCTTATCGCTAGAAGCTACAATTGTTGATTTACAATTTTTATACTCTCTTAAAGATTCTAATACATTTAATGTTCCAATAGAATTTGTAAAAAAAGTATTATATGGATATTTTATTGAGTCGTATGCCTGAGTTTGTGCTGCTAAATGAATAAAATAATCTGGTCTTGATTTTTCTATAAAAAAATCAACATCTGCTTTATTATTTATGCTTCCATAAACTTTATTAACATTTGGAGATAATTTTGTTTTGCTATGCTCATCTTTTAATAAAACAAAAACATTCCATCCCAAAGATAAATAGTAGTTTGATAAATGCGATCCAAGTAAACCAGTTGCTCCAGTTATTGCTATATTATTCATTTTATCTCCAATTTGCTTAAAATCTCTTGCCATCTATGAATATATGTATGATTATTTTTTGTTCTTTCATGACCACGTTTTCTAATTGCTTCTCGCTCATCTTCATGAACAAGATAATAATCTATTTTATTTTTTAAGTCATTCAAGTTACCGTGTTCATACCAAACTATTTCATCATTATTAAAATATTGATCAAGGCCTTTTATATTTGGATATATAGTAAAACCACCACGACCAGTACTTTCAAATAATCTATCGCTAGTATAATATGGATAGTTAAAATTTAAATTTAAAGTATCACCAATTGCAATCTTGCTTTTAGCATAAATACGATTGAGAGCTTCACCTCTAATAGTTCCTGTATCGCCATCACCACCAACATGACAAAACCTATTTTTATATGTATCTCTTAAAAAGTCTATCAACTGCGGTCTAAATTGATATTCATGATGATATCTTTTACTTCCCACGAAAATTACATCGTAGTAGTAATGTTTTTCATCATAATCTTTATGTATGTAACACTCTTTATCGTAAACTCCTGGGGGTATAAAATGACCTTTAACATTAGTATTATCGTTAAACCAGTCAGCCATAAGCTTGTCTACTGTAAAGAAATGACCAATAGTTCTATAAAAGTTGTCTTGTTCAAGATCTTTTTGTCTTTCAAGACCAAACCATAAATCAAGATGGTATGTAATGGTTTGAACATTGGCTTTTTTTAACTCTATTAAAACTTGATCCATTGGTACCTCGCCTGGAGTTTTCCATCCGTGAGTGTGTACCCAAATAAATAAATCAGAAGATAATGCACGTCTTAATATCTTCTCACTTGTTGCTTTTTTTTCCTGCAATTTATCAACGGTGTGTCCAAGAGACTCTAAAGATTTAGCATGGTGATTTTCACTGCTATAAGGTACTTCAAAATTTCCTAAGAATGTTATTTTTAGCAATATCCTCCACCTTTTTAATCATTATATCATTTAAATTATTACTATATGTAAAAAATCCGTGGTTTTATATGTCCAACCCTTAAAAATGGATCAGCAAATATTTTATAACCTTCATCTGTTATTCTTTTACAAAAAAATGTATCTTCTCCAGTTATGCTATATACATTGTTATTTTCATCTGTTCCACTCGGAATGATGGTCATAAACCATGGATATCCTATTTTTTCTAAAACTCCATAAGAACATGACATAAATCCAGTACCACAATTTAATATTTCAAAATCTTCTATATAATTATCTAATTCTTGAGGATTCATTAAAATCAATCCGTCTTGATTTTCATCAATACTTATTGATATATTTTGCAAGTTAGACTCCATATATATTCCAGTTAAAACATCCTTATCTGTTTTTATTAATTTTTCAAAATCTGAAACTGTCCAACACATATCACTATCAATAAAAATTACTTTTTTATATTTTAACTTTCCCATAAACGGAACATTTGAATTTCTTTCATTTAGATTATCGGGTGAGTTACCTACTAATAGATTTCTTACATGTGGTAACAATGGTGAATAAGAAATAGCAAACTTATATTTGTAATTATTCTCATTTAAATAGTTTATTGTATTTGTCCAACAATATAAAAAATTTAAATTAAACTGAATACCTGGAACTAAAATAATAAAATCAACTTCTTCTGTATTATTTTTCAATTTCGTTTAATCCTCTTGCAATTGCAGCAGAAACGTCAAAAGCTTTTTGAGTTCTACGAGATTTATTTAGTCCCTTTGCTTTCCAAAGTTCAGAAGTTGCTTGAATATCAACGGCAATTTGCTCTCTTATTTCTTTTACAGTAAAAACAATAAATTCCCAAACTTGTTCCTTTTGTTTATCTGTTAATTCTTTTGTCCAGTCTGACACTATCCCACCATCTTTACAATATTAAATTCTTCTGCGTAACTTATACCATGCAATTTTGCAGTCCATGGCTGATTAAAAATTTTTAGTGAATCTGTAAACATATATGGCATTTTTAATTGAGTAATATGTTTACGAACTGCATCCATTTTTATATCATACTCGTTGTCTATGTCAACTATATAATTAGACTTAAAACCATTATAGATGCTTGGAGATCTATATTCAATTATACTAATTGGTAGTCTTCTTAAAGCAGACATGGTTATGTCATGAAGCAATCTATGCTCTTGATGTGTTTCATCTTTAGCAGAATGAATTAAAACTAAATCAATATTATTTTCTAAAACAATGTTTCTAATTTGATCTGACAATTCTTCATAATCTTCTACCAAAATTTTATTTGTATGTCTAAATTTAAGAATACAATTTGGAATTAAAGAAAAAGAATTTATACTTTCTTGCATTCTTTCTTTATCTTGAGAACCATCTGACCTAGAATCTGGAGATGCAATAAAAACATGAATATTGGATCCTTTTTTTTGTTGTTTTAAAAGAAAACCAAAACAAGAAAATTCAATATCGTCTGGATGTGCACCAATAGCAAGGATAGACTTAAATTGCATCTTTTTTATAAACCTTCCTATTAATCTTCTTCATTTTCAAATTCCTTTAAAGTATTAGAGTTACTCAAACAAGTACTGCAATCATTATTTATTAATTTATTTCCACACCCGTTACAAAACATACTTATATGATACCAGATTCAGAGCCCCCCGTCAGGATTGAACTGACGACCTTCCGCTTACAAGGCGGATGCTCTACCACTGAGCTAGGGAGGCAATTATTCATATGCCTGATTTAAAAA